TTATAATAAAAGATTTAAGGCTATGTTTGACTCTCGTTGCTTCAACATTCCCGAGGATGAAGTAACTAATTGCTTCATCTGGCGTCAGCAAGATGCAACCCGTAACGCCATCCAGATGCTCGGTCAATGCAACTTCTCTCACAAGGAACTACAAAATAAATCTTGTAATGATATTCAAGATATGTTAATGCTACAAAAAGGTATTAACTTTAATGATATGCCCACAGAGTTTAAGCGAGGCGTTTGTTGCATAAAGAAAGAAGTAGAGAAATTATGGGAAGAAGGTATATCAATAAATAAAAAATGGTGTATCGATAAAGAGATTCCCATTTTTACACAAGACAGAGATTATGTTGAAAATACGTTTAGGGAGAGCAACAATGGTTAATTGGACAAAAGAAGATGTTGAATTTATTTGTACAAATATAGTTCAGCCAGCACTTGAAGCAACTATAAAAGGAATTGCCGAAGCAACAGAAAAATCTGAAGAAATAACTGATAAATTTCTTAAAATAATCGGAGATGCCATTCAAGAAATCAGATATGAGCAAGAGCGCGACAGAAGATTTTATAAATCATTATTGACACAAGCACTTTATATGAATGAAGCATCATATGATAATGTTTATAAATCTTGGTGCGAAGAGTTTGATAAATTAAACAAGGAGAAGATTATATGCGAAAAGAAATAGAAAAGGTTTGGCAAGAATTTTGGAAAGATATTGTCTGCGATGAGAACGGTAGTATTAATTTAGAACAATTAAAAAAAGAATTACATGATTTTTATACCATAATGCAAGAAGTTCCAAAAGTTTATAGTGAAATTACGGGTGGAATGTTAAGTTATATCACTTATCCAGCCGAAACAGTTTTAGGAGTTTATTATGATAGGTTTGGCAACAAGATATGGTCGCTTGAATGCTTACCTGATGACTGGGATGACATTACCGCAGATTGCGAAACAAATGAAGATTATAAAAAGGTACTTTTTAAGTACTTAGAGATTGAAGAAGATGAAGGTTATATAAATTAAAGGAGAAAATAAAAGAAATGAGTATATTTTTTACAGCAGATTTGCACATCGGACATCAAAACGCAATTAAGTTCGACAAGCGTGGATTTAAATCCGTAGAAGAAATGGACGAAGAATTAATCCGTCGTTGGAACAACAAGGTTGGTCCAGACGATACGGTTTATATTTTAGGAGATGTTGTTTGGAAGACACGCAATGACGATGCCCCCAAGATACTTAAACAACTTAATGGTCATAAGATTCTTGTTAAGGGTAACCACGACCAATTTTTGCGTAATCCTGAGGCAAGAAAGTGCTTTGATGACATTAGAGATTGTTATGACGTTCCCGTAACGCTCAAGGATGGTACAACTCGTCGCTGCATTCTTAGCCATTATTTTATTCCTATGTATAATGGACATAGATATGGAGCAATTCATTTGCACGGACATTCACATGTTGGTGACGAAGCAATGGTAGAGATTGCAATTGCTGAAACATTAAATGAGCGTGGGCTTCAGAATGAAATCTATAATGTTGGATGTATGTATTGGGATTACGAGCCAGTGACATTAGATGAGATTTTAGCAAATAAAAATAGAATGAAAGAAGTGATGATTGGATTGGAGAATAAGTAAATGAAATATTTTGTTACAAGTGATGTGCATAGTGCGTACACACCGTTAATGAATGCTTTAATAAAAGCGGGTTTTGATAAAAATAATTATGAGCACAAAGTTATTATATGCGGTGATTTGTTTGATAGAATGGATGAAACAGTACAAGTATATGAGTTTGCTAAAGAGATGGCAAAGCAAGGTAGGTTAATTTATATAAGAGGAAACCACGAAGATTTACTCTTTGATTGCGTGGATGAGCTTAAGAAAAAATACACTCCGAGTCGCCATCATTTTAGCAACGGTACTGTAAAAACAATTTGTCAGTTCTGTGGTCAGAGCGAATGGATTATTCACGACCCCGCTTCGAGAAGTCAAATTTTAGATACTATGCAACCAATATTAGATTTTATTAATGAAAATTGTGTAAACTATTACGAAGTAGGCGATTATATTTTTACCCATGCTTGGTTGCCAACCTATTATCATTTAAAAGATTTTAGAGATGCCGACGAATCTGATTGGAAAGAAGCAAGGTGGATAAATGGTATGGATATGTGGCAAAATCCTAAAAACAGAGTTGATGGTAAAACAATTATTTGTGGTCATTGGCACACATCTTGGGGACATGCTTATTTACATGATGATGGTTTTGAGTGGGGCAAAAATGTCGCCAAATTTGAACCTTTTGTTGATGTTGGTATTATGGCTATTGATGCTTGTGTGGCTTACAGCGGTAAAATCAACTGTGTAGTTATAGAATAATGGCAAAAATTTCAAAATATGCCGTCATTCTGCTTGACATACATCAAGTTTTGTTGTATAATTTCAACACAACAAAATAACTAGGAGGAGTTGATTATGTATGGTGCATGGTTTTTAATACCACTGTTTTGCATAGGTTTAAGATTAATCAGCAAGAAAAAGAAGAAATTTTAACAGAACAAAATGATTAAGGCGGTGTAAGAATGGCAAAATCACAAAAAAATCAAACTTTTGTGTTAAAAATTAATACTGGATATCTATCTAAGAATAATTGGCACCTAACACTTAAGTTAAGTGAAATTAGGAGAAGACCTCAGCTTGTAGTTAGCTTGGGGTCATCTCAAGTTCTTAGGTGGATGCCAGAATTAACTGGAAAACACGACGCTGATATTGAAGCGTCAAAGATTAAACAAGAAATTAAATACTTAAAAAAACAAGGCAATTCGTTAGAAAATAAGAAAAAAATTAGTCAAAAATACGATGAGTTGTATGAATTACAGTTTCAACCACATTATATGATGCTTGTTATGGATTCTACTAAAGATTACCAGTATGCGTACAAACATGGCTTTTCTATCACGATTGATTATGGACATAAAACAGAAACAGTAGAATATAAAAGATTTCTTGGCACTGCTGGTTCTATAAAGAAAAGTACAATTATGTTTGTAAATAGAAATATTCATAGTCAATTGGTAGAGAGGATTAACAATGGACGTTACGAGGGACCACAAACAAACGAAGCGGTTAAAACTTACAATGGAAAAGAATTGAATTATAAATTTATACCAGCTAAAATTAATGCTTATTTTGCTCTTCAGTGTTCAGCAAGTATACCCGTCCCTTGGCCTCGTGTTATTGTGGTTGATGACGCTAGCACTAAATTCAGAGATGTTGTAAGAATAGTGAAGAATACTGGCGGAGAAAACCCAGAATGGCCTAGTGTAAGCGAAGCAAAAGAAATAGAGATTGAAATTAATACCTGTGATGGCATGGGTTTTATATCACCTGAGATGAGTGCTAAGTGGGCAGAGGCATTAAATGAGGGTTCAGAGCCTTTGTCTGGGTTTAATACTCGTTGTGCTTTCCTAAAAGGTATGGTATTTACGGTTGATTTTAAAAAATTCGCAGAAGAGGTCGCACATACCTACATCATCAAAGATGCTTGGGGTGATGAGCGAGATGTTAGAGACACAGACGTTATTTTAACCGTATCAATGCTAAAACTATGGAACTCATACGCTGGATACGAAGATTATTACAATAATTGTATGAAAAATGGGTATGAATTTTGTATAGCAAAGAGCACACCTCACGATCTTCGCAATGTTCATACTACTAATTATCAGTATTTACAAGATTTTCGCTTCACAGACAAGCAAATTGATGAACTTATAGAACCAACTGTGACAAAAATTAAGGACTGTCTTGGTTTAGACTGGCGAAAACTGATTTTATATATGTGTGGTTCAGGGCTAGACGAGAAAAATGTGTTACATATGGAGCCTATATGTAAGGCAATTATGGCTAATCCAGAGCTAATAAATGACCCTTATGTTAGGTCAAAGGTTAGTAGAATGATACAAAAACGCATAAATTCTGCTAAAATTGGTGTTTTAGATGTCAATGGAGATTATGCAATTGCTGGAAATGACCCATATTCTTTATTACAAAGCATTTTTGGGCTAGAAATTACAGGATTATTAAAAGCAGGAGAGTGCTACCATAAATATTGGTCAGATAATGGCGCAGAAGAAATATGTGTGTTTAGAGCACCAATGACTTCGATAGAAAATGTTTGTAAACTTAAAGTCGTAACAAGTCCAGAAATGGAAAAATGGTATCAGCATATTAAAACTTGTATTCTTTTAAACAGTTGGGATACAACAGCGATTAGATGTAATGGAGAAGACTACGATTCTGATTCAAATTTTTGCACTGACAATAAAGTTTTACTTGAAGCATTCGAATATAAAACAACTTTAATGTGCGAACAAGAAAGTAGTGTTAAAAAAGTGCCTACCGAAGAAGATTATGTTAAATCAGACATAAATGGTTTTGGCGATTCTATAGGAAGTGTTACAAATAAAGCTACAAATATGATTTCTTTAAGAGAACAATTCGATAAAGATAGTGAGGAATATAAGCGTTTGACATATCGAATAAGCACAATGATGAATTATCAACAGAATGCTATCGATAGAATAAAAGGCGTTGTTGCTAGACCTGTACCAAAAGAGTGGCTTGATTCACGTTTGTTTAAAATTAAAGAAGAAGATGATGAAGCAACAATTCTTGATAAACAAATTAATGTAAATATAGCTGCGGAAGTTAAACCTTGGTTTTTTATTTATCGTTATTCTCATTTAAAATCAGAATTAGATAAATATATGAAATCAGTAAAATCAAATTGTAAGATTCGTTTTGGTAAAAATTTAGACGAGTTATATGTAGATGATAATAAGTCGGAAGAAGAACAGCTTTTTATATATAATTATGAAAAATATATGCCAATTAGTAGAGCTCCTGGTACAATGAATCGTATTTGTTGGAGAATAGAAGATGAATTTCAAACTACTGACGTGTTACCAGATGTTGAATTTGATTATTCGATATTAAAAAGCAATGCAGAGTACACAGAAGAAGAATATAATTCCATTAAGCAATTATACGAAGAATATAATGCTAATATGCAACTGTTTTTAAAAGGGGTTAAAAAGAATGACTCTCAAAAAGAAGAGCGAGATGCCTTTGTTGCACAAATAATAGAAGAGTTTTCTAATGCTTGTTATACTGTTTGTCCCGATAGTGAGGTTTTAGCAAATATCATTGTTGATGTGTGTTACACAACTAACAAAAATAAATCATTTGCATGGGAAGTAGCGGGAGAAGAAATTTTTAATAATGTATTAAAAAACAATGGATATGTGTTAAATATACCTATAAAAGATGATAATGGTGATATAGAGTTTGGTGGACAAAGATTTGCGTTACAAACCAAACAGATTGGAGGTGGTTTAGATGTTGATTTTGAATGAAGAGAGATATGCTCAAAGTTTATATAATGGAAACAACGATACAATTAAGTCAGTAGTAGCTAAAATTGGCTATCTTACAAGATATAATCTTTATTCTCTCGAATATAATGACGAGGATAATTATAAATATACCGTGCAATGGATGAACGAAAACCATAGCAACTTTGATGAAAGTTATTATTCTAATTTGATTTCAGATGCTATTAAAAGGGCGCATAAAATTCCATTTTATCATATTGAAAACATCAAAATTACCCAATCTGAGTTAGATTTGATTGTTTCTTTGGACAATTTAAGAGCAGAAAAGGTGTTATTTGTGTTGTTATGTATGGCAAAACAGCAAAGCGTTATTAATGGGTTCACTAATGGTTTGGTTAGATATTCTCTTCCAGACCTATGTAAAACAGCAAGAATATCTGTACCAGCAGACGATAGAGAGTATATTTTATATAATATAGTACAAAAGGGGCTACTTGAGTGCCCCAAAAAGAACGATACTAAGTGTTTAATTGTTAATTTTATCAATGAAGATAACGATGTGGTGTTAGAGCTTGATGAAACTGATTGTCAAGAGCTTGCTTATGTTTATCTTAATTGGAAGAATGAAGGAAAAGGATATACTAGGTGTCAACGGTGCAATAAGTTAATCAAACAAAGCAAAACTAGGCCACGTAAGTATTGTGAAGAATGTGCTGAAATAGTTGAAAGAGAAAATTCTAAAGAACGAGTTAGGCGCTATAGAGAAAAATGTAACGAAAATCTCACACAACAAAATGATTAAAAAACAAGTAGGAAAAACCTAGGCGTATTTAATTTGGTAAAAAATAGTGTCGAGATTTTCCTAATGGATATAAAGGAAAACGCTTAGTATTTTCCTATCAAAAATAAAAGAATTAAAAGGAGAACAAAACATGGAAGAAATTAAACTCGAAGAATTACTCGAATGTGTTCCAGAAGGCATACCTAACATGCAACTACCAGACCCAATTTTAAGAAATCGCTACCGTGATGAGAAAGATAGAATATTTTGGGTAGATGATCAAATTGACGCACCAACGCTTGATTTGGTAAAAATGATTATGCGTTGTAATAAAGAAGACAAAGGCATTTCCGTTGAACAACGTAAACCAATAACGATTATGATTGATAGTCCTGGTGGTTCTGTAGAGGTGTTACTTACCTTAGTTAAGGCAATCGCCATTAGTAAGACACCTGTTAGAACAGTATGTTATTGCACAGCTTATAGTGCGGCGGCCGATTTACTTGCTTGTGGGCATAAAGGATTAAGATATGCGTTACCAGGCACTAACATAATGATGCACGCAGGAAGTTGTGCTTATCAAGGTACAGCTCAACAAGTTGAAGCAGCAAAGAAGTTTTACGATGCAATGGGCAAAAGAGTTACTGACCATGTTTATAGCATGACTAACATAGATACTAAAACGCAAAAGAAAATGAGAGACGATTATTATTTTAATGAAGAACAAGCTTTACAACTTGGTGTAATAGATCATATTGTAGAGGATTTTGATGAAATAACGTAAGGAGCTGAGTTCATATGGCAAAAACAAATAATAAACAAACTGTAAAAGTAGACGCACCAAGAACACTAGAAGATCACCCTTTTTACGGATTAAAATTGGACGATGACCAAAAGATTTTTAGAGACGCTATTTGGAATCCTGAAAAATTAGTTGTTTTTTGCAATGCCAAGGCGGGTACTGGTAAAACATTAATAGCTACAGCGACAGCAGATTTATTGGTTCAGTATGGTAGATATGAAGGAATTGTTTATATCTCAGCCCCTACTCAAGAAGGAAAATTAGGTTTTTTACCTGGAGAAATCGCAGAAAAAACACTTATTTATAATGAGCCATTTTTTGAGGCTTTAGTTAAATTAAATATTAATCCACAAACAAAAGTTAAGCAATTACTTGATGTTGTAAATCTAAAAAACGGAGAAGGATACATAGAAGCAATAACGCACGTTTACCTTCGTGGTTGTAACTTTGAAAATAAGGTTGTAATTTTAGATGAAACACAAAATTATTATTGTGATGAGCTTAAGAAAACTCTTACTCGTATGAGTGATAACTGTAAGGTTATTGTGATTGGACATAGCGGGCAAATAGATTTATATCATAATCCTGAAAACAGTGGATTTGTTCGTTATTTAAATCATTTTAAAGATGACCCAAGAACAGCAGTATGCGAACTTAAAACTAATCATCGTGGTTGGATTTCAAGTCATGCAGATGATTTAGAATATTAAAAGGAGAAAAGATTATGGCAGAAAAGGTAATCAAACAGATGAAAGTGAGTGCGAGTGGCATTCTTAATATCGAAGACAAAGATGTTTTGATTGAGGTAGAAGATGTTGGGACATTTAGTTTAAAGAAATTATTAGTTAATTTTGATGGATATAAAGTTAAACTCTCTTGTTCGTATGACGAAGAACAGAGTGTACCCGAAGAAGTTGAAGTAGATAAAGAAACTGGTGAAATAATTTAAACACAATGGGCTGGGTGAAATTCCCTAGGTCCACCTACGGAGGGGATGTTCCCCTCCAAAATTAAACTACCATCATTGTAGTTTTTACTCTTAATTGGTGCAGGTGTAAATGTATTAAACAGCCAAAATAATTTAAGGAGTGAAAGATGATGTTTGATTTTAATACAGATAACTGTAATGCTTTAGCGCTTGCTTTATATTTACAGGTTCTTGCCGAATTAAATGGCAACAAACACAGAGATAACGATTAACTACAAATCTTTATCTTTTACATTGCAGAGTAGAGAAGTTGGTCATCTCGCCGTCCTCATAAGTCGGAAATCATTGGTTCGAATCCAATCTTTGCACCCATTTGGGGAATTAACTCAGTTGGCAGAGTGTCTGCCTTGCAAGCAGAATGTCGCAGGTTCGACTCCTGTATTCTCCACCATAAAGGAACTGATTTATGTGAAAAGCATATAGTCAAAGCTCTCTTGACGATAATTATAACCATCGGTTTAGCCGACTCTGCGGGGCGAGGTTGAGAGAAAGTGTGCGATAGCTACGGGGTATAATCAGAGATTTCACGGACGCAAATCTATCCTTAAAAATGTAGCAAATTGACCCATTGGTGCAGTTGGTTAACACGCTTGCCTGTCACGCAAGAGATCAGCGGTTCAAGTCCGCTATGGGTCGCCAACAAACACAATACAACGAAGAATATTGAGGTTAATGTATTCTAAGGCAATTGATAGGGGTAACCCACCAAAGAGCTAATAGGATTTTTCTAATACTGAAATTGCATAGGTATTAGACTTTGTTGACCTAACTCTACCCAAGGCAATTAGTATTGTGTTAAATATTCCTCTATAGCTCAGCGGTAGAGCCCGCGGCTGTTAACCGCGTTGTCGTAAGTTCGAGTCTTACTGGAGGAGCCAAAAGGTATGGTTTTGTTGTTACGAAGCTATAGATTCACTTCTAGTTGGAGTGAAGTACGGGTTATGTTGAATAACTACTCTGAATCTGGATACTTAGATATCTTGATTCAGATAAATGCCCAGTTGGAGAAGCGGCTTAACTCACCACCCTTTCACGGTGGCATTCGCGTGTTCGAATCACGTACTGGGTACCAGGCATAAAGTATATCGCTTGAAATAGAGTAGAACTTGTGAAATACGCCCCTATATACGGCGAGGAATAGTATATATTATGCTTCGGTAGCTCAACTGGCAGAGCAGCTGATTTGTAATCAGCAGGTTGATGGTTCGATTCCGTTCCGAAGCTCCAATAATAAAAGTTGCACTTTAAATTGCACTTTAAATGATTAAAATAAAAGAAAGGAGAAGAAATTATGACAATAACAAAAGACCAAATGGCAAGGGTGTTAGCTGAAAAAACTAACTTTTATTTAAAAGACATCAAAGATGTGCTTTCAGCAATGGACGACTATGTAAAAGAAGTTTTTGCGGAAGTTACTGACGACGAAGAAATTTCTATTAGAATAGTAGAAGGTATCGCTGTCGGCTGTAAGGTGATACCAGAAAGAGAGCGTGTCAACCCTCAAGACCAATCACCAGTCATTGTTAAAGCTACTGTAAAACCTTTTGCGAAGTTTAGTGATGTCTTTAGGAGCACCATCCAAAAAAATTATGAACGTAAAAAATCAGAGGACGCATAATATTATGTGTTCTCTTTTTATATATAGAAGAATTTATGAGGAGAAAATTTTATGAAAGAAAAAATTAAACAAATAATAGAAGGTAAAGACGAATACAAAGCACTATGGGATGTAGGTAAAGCAAAAGACGCAGGTTTATTAGAAGACATCACGTGGCCCGAAATAGCCGAAGTTTTTAACAAACAATACCGTGAAGACGAAACTTGTTATTATGATTCGAGTGCGTATAGGAAGAAATATAGAAACTATATAGACGCTTACGAGCAGTTATTTAGTAAAGATAATTTTACTGAAAAACAAAATTCCGAATATGTGGCTCAAAAAAGAGAATTGCAAAAATTAAAAATTCAAATTCAAACTGAAAAACTTGAGAATAACAAATGGCTTCGTGAATATGCTAGAGACGAATTAATTGCAGAGCATATTTGTAGTGCAATTAAAGAACTCAAACCATTAAGTATTCCAAAGTGTAGAAATATTGGTGCAAAACCTAAAAGTGCCATTTTGGGTTTTGGCGATGAACATTTTGGTACAGAGTTTACTATATATGGACTTTATGGTGAAGTTATCAACTCTTATAGTCCAGAAATATTTGAGCAAAGAATGTGGGATTTATTTTATAAAGTATTAGAAATTGTAGAAAAAGAAGATATTGAATTATTACATATTTTTGCACTTGGGGATTTTACAGATGGTGTGCTTCGCTGTAGTCAGTTAATGAAATTAAGATATGGGGTTGTTGAAGGTACCGTAAAATATGCTGATTTTATTTCAACTTGGCTTAATGAATTATCTAAACATGTAAATATTAGATATCAAATGACCTTTGGGAATCATAGCGAGCTGCGCATGTTAAATCAGCCAAAAGGCACTTTCAAAGATGAAAATACTGGTTTGTTTGTTAGAGAGATGATTAAAACTCGTCTTGAAAATAATCCTAATTTTGAAATGATTATTAATCCAACAGGATTGATATTTGATAAAGTAGCTGGTTTAAATGTTTTAGCCATACATGGCGAAGTTAAGGATATGGAAAGGGCAATGAAAGATTTTTCTAGTACATACAACACAGATATTTCAATTCTTATTGGTGGGCATATGCATCACTATAAAGCAGAAGTTGTTGGTGTTAATAGAGAAGTTGTTAACGTGCCTTCGATTATTGGTATAGATGATTATTCGATGTCTTTAAACAAAACATCTAATCCAGGTGCAACACTTTTAATGGTCGAGCAAGATGCAGGAATTAGTGTTGAGTATAAAATTAAACTTTAATATATAACATTTTTATTACATCATTAACATTCAAAATGTTATATATATAAAATAAATGTTAAACAAAACAAAATGATTGCAACTGTTTTTGGTTGCAATCTTTGTTTTTAACTAAAAATGATTAACTAAAAAGGAAGAGAAAATTATGGAAAACAAAAATGTAAAAAGTAAACTATGTTTTGACATGCGTGTATGTCGTAAGCTTATTCATATGGGTTGCAATGTAATTGATTGCAAACCTTTAAAAACAGATAAAACAAGAACAGTTCTTGTTTTTGAAGACAATGAATTGTTCCAAAAGGCTTTTGAAGAAGTTACAGCTGAGTTTAAGGCCAAAGATGAACTTAAAAAATCACAAGAAGAAAAACCAGAAATGATAGACTAATGTCGTAGCGACAAATCTATAAAGGAGGTGGACGCTTATGGCAGGAAAACCAATGGGAAAATCTAAGCCCATGAAAAAGATAGAAGATATTCCTAAAAAAGAAGAATTTTTATGCTATTGTTGTGGTGAAATTAAACCTCGCTCTAAGTTTTACACTTCTACAGATGCATTTAATTCTGTTGGGGTAATTTGTTATTGCAAAGACTGTTTGGAGAAGATTGCGAGAAATTATAATAATAATTACAAAGAATTCGGAGATGTCACTAAAACCTCTTTAATGGAGGCATGTGAGAGAATGGATGTGCCATATTTGGAACGAGTTTGGGAGGCTTCGGTTAACGAGGTTAACGATCCTAGTTTAAAAAAACCAAAGACAAATGTATGGGCAGCCTATGCTAAGAATATCAAACTGCATAATTATAACGGTTTGCGCTGGAGAGATGGGGATTTGTTTAAGAACAATGAGCAATCAAGCGTATCTACTGACGAGGATGTAATTAAAAATCCAGATGTTTGGAACGAGTACCAAACTAACAAGAGAGATATTATACGACTTGTTGGCTACGATCCATTTCAAAATTATCCAGCAAAAGAAGATTTACCAGTATTATATGCACAATTAATTAGTTTTATTGATGAAGAAACTAAAAATGATGGTATGAAGATGAATGCGGTTATACAAATCGTACAAGCATTCAATCAAATACAAAAGATTAATGATGCAATTAATGTATTATCTTCAGATGTTACCAAATTAAATAGTAATAATGGCACAATCAAAGGGCACGCAGATACAATTTCAAAGCTTCTTTCTGGTGCAAATGCATTAGCTAAGGATAATGGAATTTCTGTAAACTTTAATAATTCAAAATCCAAAGGACAAAACACTCTTACTGGGAAAATGAAAGAGTTAGATTTAATTGGATTTAGAGATGCAAAAATTAATATGTATGATATTGATTATTGCAAAGGTATGCAACAAGTAGCTGAAATAAGTGCAAAAGCACAAGTTGATCAAATTGGATTTGACGAAAATGTAATGAACGAAATATCAAATATTAGACGTGAACTTGTTGATGATTTGCAAAAACAAAGAGATAAAGCCGTAGAACGAGCAAGATTACTACTTGTTGAAAACAAAGATTTAAAAGAATTTATAAAAGAAAAAGGATTAATTGACGAGTTTGGGAAGGTGATTGACAATGAGTGATATTATCTTAACTGAACAACAAATAATTGAAAACTGTATAGAAGATTGTTTTGAGGGGTTTAAAGACTTATGTAAAGAACTTGGAGATATTTTTTATGAAGGTGGAATTTTCGTAAGACCAAACTTATATGATATGACTACAAAAAAATATCGTGAAAAATTAAATTTGGCAGAATTTTTACAATGGGGAAGAAGAAATCCTTCACGATTTATCGAGGAGGTTTTTGGTGTTCAATTAATGGACTATCAAAGATATCTTATTGATAGTTCTTGGAATAAACCATTTGTGGCTTGGGCAATGAGCCGTAACGGAGGGAAATCTGTACTCGCTGCATTGTTTATTATGGCAAAAATGCTACTTATTCCAGGGTTTAAAGCATACATACTTGCCGGAGTTGGCTCACAATCTATTGAATTGTTTACCAAGATGGAACAATTTGCTATGAAGAACATATCTTCTTTTACTAATTTAAATGACGTGTTCCAAAGCAATGTTGTTAAATCGCAAGCCAACTCAAGTGGTTGGGTACATAATCCAGCTTCATATACTGTAAGAACTTATGGTGGCTCACAGTGTTTTACATTGAACGGTGCGTTCGATAATAATAGAAGTAAACGTTCAAATCTTAATGTATACGACGAAGCAATGAATGCCCCAGATGAACTGTTTCACACCTCTGAACCGTTTACCACTCAGAACTCTGAGTTTAAAATGGGTAAAGATTTTAATGCAGAAGACTTAATGGCAGAACCAATTCCATTTCCAAACCAATTACTATATTGCTCATCGGCAGGAAGAACCGATCAGTATTTCTTTAAAAAATATAGGGAATTTTCAATTCGTATGTTTGCTGGTGATAAACGTTATTTTTGTGCGGATATCTCTTGTGATGTGATTATTAACGCAACAGTGCATAACAAAATATGGCCAGTACCATTATTAACTCAAGAAAAAGTTGACCAAGCAATGCGTGAAGATAAAGAGGCGGCACTTCGAGAATATAAAAACATTTTTACTTCCGAAGGTGGAGATGGTCAAATTATCAAAAGGGCGACAATTATTAAAAACTCCGTTATTAGACCACCAAGGCTCAAAAATGATGGTGGTGATAGTAAGTGGGGTTTATTTTATGACCCTGCTCGTTCTAAAGATAACTCTGTTATTTTTATTCCAGAATATTATCAAGATCCAGTAGTTGGTTGGAAAATGAGAATTCAAAATGTTGTTAACTTAATTAACATAGAAAAAAAACACAAAACACCAATGACAACTCCAAATCAAGTTAAAGAATTTAAAAAGTTGTTATTAGCATATAATGGTGAACAAGCTGCTGATTATGAAAATATAATTAGCATTGGTATAGATGCCGGTGCTGGTGGTGCAGGTGTTAACATTAGCGACTTCTTTTGGGAAGATTGGTTTGATGACAAAGGTGTTATGCACAGAGGTTTAATTGATAAGGAGTATAGCCCAGAGGAAGTTAAATTATACCCTAATGCTATCACGGATAAAATGAGATTAATACAACCTTCCAAGTATAAGGTAGAAATGTTTAAAGCTCTGATTGAAATGACAGATATGAATCTTATTGAATGGCCAGCAGAATATGATGGTCGTGGTTATTTAATGATGATGTACGAACATAATACAAAAACTGGAGTAAAAACACTAAGATATATAGAACCAACAGAAAAAGAAGTAAAAGAACTTTCTAAAAAGGGAATTGAAATTGTTAGAGAGCCCTATCATCTTAATTCCGATGAAGAGGTTGCATTAAAACAAATTGATGCAATGAAAAACGAACTTGTTAATATATATAGATTTAAACAAGCTAGTGGAAATGATAGGTTTGATTTGGCACCTGATAAGGTAAACAAAATGCACGATGACCGTGCGTATGTTTGTGCAATGGGTGCTTGGGTATTACAGCAATTAAGAAGAGAACACTTGGTTACTCGTAAAAAACCTACATACAATATTATAGATAAACTGCCCGTAACACGGGCCAAACCAATAAATAAATTATTCGGATAAGGAGGTGAGATAATGGCTCAGCAAGAAAAAACAACTAAAGAAAAAATTGAATATTTATCAAAGCAAGAGCAAGGAAAGGCTGCGTTTGCCGCACTAAAGGGTGCGTTACAGTTGATTAACCTTGAAAAGGGTAAAACAATTACTTCGAATATATTCAACAAAGAGAATTTGCGTGCATATCTTCGTAATCCTGGTACTGAAAGTAACCAGAAGAATTTGCGTAAGTTAAGTAATTATCTTTACAACGTGTCTCACGTCTATAGAAGAATGATAAACTACAAGGCAGAACAGATTACTTGTAAGTCTTGGACGGCATACCCTATTCTCGATTTGGCGCAAGAAGTTGATACCGAAACGCTAAAACAGGAGTACGGTAGAATTACTCGTATTGTAAATAATATGCATATGGAACAGCAGATTTTGAAAATAATGTTACGAGCATGGAAGAATGATATTTCTGTTGGCTACATTTATGGTGACCCAGAAGGAGATGGGAGTTTTTACATTCATCCTTTAGATTTGGATTATGTGCGTATATATAGTTCTTCATTTTATCAAGGAGTGCTTGGTGTAGCGTTTGATATGAGCTATTTTAGAACATATCCAGATGATCTTGAGTACTACGATAAGGAGTTCCAAAAGCTATATAGACAATATGAAAGTGACAATATTCGTTGGAAAGAGTTGCCTATTGAAAAAACAATATGTATTAAAATTAATATAGACAACTTAGACTTTCCACTTGTTCCATTTGCTTCGTTATTGGAAGAAATTATAAACCTTGAAGATTTACAAGCTGTCCAAAACGTTGTTGATGAACTTGGGGCATATAAGTTGCTTTGGGCAAAGATAGGAACGCTAAGTGGTACAAATCAACCTGATGACTTTGAAATTGATTTAGATTTGGCGGCAGACTTCTATAACAAACTATTAGATATTGTGCCAGACGGGGTTACATTAGGTATGTCTCCTATGGATTTGGAGTTGATAGATTTTGGTAAAAACTCGGCAGCAGATGATGTCAATACATTAAGTAAAGCGTATTCTTCATTGATCGAAAGCAATGGTAGTATTGTGTTAAACTCTAATAGAATTACCAATAGTGAAAGCTTCAAAAAAGCGATGCTTGTAGAATGTCTTGATGCAATGAAGCCGGTCCAACAAATTAACGCATGGTTAAATTTGTATTTGCGTAATACATATAAGATTGAAAATTGGATGGTAGAATATAGTGATATATCGCCTTATTTTGTTGAGGATAGAATTAAACTACTAAAGGAAGCTGGTGGAATGTCATTACCAGTGAAACTTGAATACTATTCATTACTTGGTGGCAATCCGGCAAAAGAACGCGGTATGTCTGTGCTTGAAAAAGCATTGGGACTTGGAACTACCGAATGGAATCAACCTTTAGTTTCATCAAATACTCAATCGGGTAATGCATCTGACAAAGAAGGAGCCCCAATCAAAGACGGAGATGATTTGTCCGACGAAGGTGTGGCAACCAGAGATAAGAAATAACAAGAGGTGATGTTATGGAAAAGAAATTTATTGTAACAAAAGATGGCCAAGTTGCAACTAAGTTTATTGCGGCCGGACTACAGCTCGTCAGTGAAATCGCAGGTGTATACACATTTGTTAATAAAATACCTAAAAATTTTACATTCGACGAGATAGATAAGACAAAATATTGTTTTACCAATAAACTACATTTGTAATCTCCTTTTGGAGTTTTACATAAACAAAACTAAAAAAAGGAGGTGGAGATAAATGCCAAAGAAAATTTTAACGCTTGATAATTTATATCAGTTCTTTGTACAACAAAACCAAGCAGTGAATTTTAGTGCAAAAGAATCTGGCAAACCTATTGTGGTTTCTGTGCCTGGCAGTTTCGAATTAACCAAAGATGATATGCCTGGTATGTTGCAAACAAAGATTAAAGTTTGCCATACGGAACTAAACAGAAATGGTTCTTTTATATCTGAAGAAAACATGTTGAAAGCAATGCCAACATTGAAATATAGACCGATTCTCGCGTACATTCACCAACTTAAAGATGGTACATGGGATTTTTATGCTCACAACATTGAAATTGTAGAAAACGAAAATGGCGAAGAAGATATTGTTTATATTGAAAATCAAGTTGGTTGCTTTACAGCAGATGAACCATACTTAGAATATGATGCAGAACAAGATAAAACTTATGTTATGGCTAACGCAGTTATTCCAGAAGAGTACACAAAAGCCGCAGATATTATTCGTAGAAAGAATGGCACCAAGGTAAGCTGTGAGTTGGTGATTAACGAACTTTCTTACAATGCTAAAGAAAAATATCTTGATTTAACTGATTTTATATTCGGCGGTTGTACTCTACTTGGTTGCGACGACGAAGGTAACGAAATCGGAGAGGGAATGTTGGGCGCGAGACTTGACATCACAGATTTCTGCCACAAAGAGCCTACATTTAATTATCAAAACAAATTGATTGAAATACTTGAAAAGCTTGATTTTACGCTTTCAAGTTTCAATGATAAAAATTTAAATAAAGGAGGAGGAGAAGCTGTGAATAAGTTTGAAGAATTGTTACAAAAGTATAACAAGGCTACTGAAGATATCACTTTTGAAATCGAAGGGTTATCTGACGAAGAACTTGAAGCAAAATTCGAAGAAATTTTCGGTGAAGCTACTGAACCAGTTACAGAAGATCCTGCCACAGAAGGAGCTCCTGCTTCTGAGGGTGACGAGGGTGATCCTGTTGCTGAACCAACTTCCGACCCAGTTGTCGAAGAATCTGTGGTTGCAGAACCAGTTGTTGAAAATGCAAAGTTTATAAAGACTTTTACAATTGAATTAAGCCATGAAGATATTCATACGGCCTTGTATAATTTAATTGCACAATACGAAGAAACAGATAATTGCTGGTACTTTATTCGTGAAGTTTTTGATGATTATTTTTATATGCAAAGTTGGTCTGTGAACAAATTATACAAACAAAGCTACAAAGTTGATGGCGAAAACGTATCACTTGAAGGTGACAGACAAGAAGTATTTGAAATTATAGTTACAGAATCTGAAAAACTTGCTATTGAAAAACTTCGTAAAGACTATTCTGCACTTGAGGTTAAATACAACGAGCTTGCAGAATTTAAAGCCAACTATGATGCCGCTCAACTTAAGGCCGAAAAAGAAGCTATTCTTAATAAAGAAGAATATGCTTGCTTGGCTGAAAATGAAGCGTTCAAGAAGTTGGTTGATGAAGCCGATAAATATTCAGTTGAAGAACTTTCTGTTAAAGCTGACTTGGTGCTCGCCGCTTATGCGAAAGCTACATTCTCTGCTAATAAAGTGGAAGATGAAAAGCAAACTGCTATGAAGTTTAGCATTAAGAGTAATGATAAGGCTAAGAAAAAGGTTTATGGCGATTTATTTGATTAAACCAAATAGTGATATAAATCACGAAAATTAAATAGAGCCCTTAAGGGTTCTTTTTTAATACAAAAAATAAAAAAATTATAATTAAAATTTAGGAGGAAAAAATTATGGCTCAAGATATCATGAATAAACACTATGTTGCTGAAATTTCTAGAGTAGCAGCTGTGTATGGTACTGGACACATCCTTTCTGTTGAAATGGATGAAAATCGTGATAATGGTTCACTCGTTGCTATTGATGCATACAAAGGTGGCGAATATTACGGTGTAAAACCTTTTGCTGGCACACTTAACGCAAAGGTTATTGAAGTTGTTTATAATAGCAACTTAACTATGGTTCGTTTCGAACTTCAAGAAGATTGTGATGCTTATTTCATTCACAACCCTGAAACTATGCCTAACGATTTCTTAAAATCATATAAAGAAAGACATTGTTTCTATAACGCAAAAGGTGACCGCGTTAGAGCTTATCCTATGGTTAAGCATGATGTGTTTGCTGTTTCTGCGGACGCATTTGGTGATACAGTTCCTACTGTTGGACAATCTGTTACTTGGACAGATGGCACTGGTTACGTGGCTGAGTAATTTTATAAGGAGGATAAAGAATTATGGCTAATTTTATGAGATTTGATAGCACTGCAAAGTGTGCATTTAATAACGAACCTGAACAATTTGCTAACTTCCAAAAATTATTGACTGATGCAGCAAAGAAAAATGTTCAAGATTATTCTAAAGAAGAAGTAAAATCTAAAATTATTGAAAAGTTTAGAGCTGCCTTAGGTATTGAACCTACTGATAAGCCTAGTCAAGTTAAAAGAGCTGTTAGAGCAAACAGACAGCTTGTTTATGCTTTGATTGAAGAAACTATTGATGAAATGATTCATACTGGTTGGACCGAAGGTAACAAATTCTTCGACCAATTTGTTGAATACAAAAACCTTGCTTTGGATGACGAAAATGAGTTCTATGTAGAAGACGACTCTATTTTGAGTGTATCTAAAGTTTCAGGTAATCATCACAACATGATTCGCCAAAAGCTCGGAGCAGGTACACGCTTCTCTGTAGCTGGCGAATGGTACGGAATCAAAATTTATGAAGATTTTGAACGTCTTTTAACTGGTGCGGTTGAATGGAGCACTTTCGTTATGAAAGTTACTGATGCAATCAATCGTTACCTTTATGATGCCCTTTATGCAGCTCTTAGAGGTGCTAAAGACAGCCTTGGTGCTAACTGGGTTAAAAGTGCATCTCTTGAAACAGCTAACAAAGCAACTCTTGTTAAACTTTGTCAAGATATCGAAATGGCTACGGGTAGCCCTGTAACAATTTTTGGTGCACGTTCAGCTTTGTCTGCTTTAACAGCTATGTCTGATGTTAATTGGATTTCTGAAGCAATGAAAAACGAATATCATCAAAACGGCGGTATTTTAGGTAACTGGGAAGGATTTACGGTTGCAGAAATTGGTCAAGGCCTTAAGAGAGGTGCTGGTATCAATAGTGCTTCTGTTGAATATCAACTTGATACGGACAGATTGTATATCATTCCTACCGGTGTTAACCAAAAATTCATCAAGGTTGTTAACTATGGTGAAACCCAAGTTGACCAAGTAGCTGATAATAGCACCAACAGAGATGGCTCACACGAATACGAAGTGCTCTATAAAATGGGTATCAACGTTATTCTTAACACGGTATTTGGTGTTTGGGAAATTATCTAATTTAAAACAATAAGGAATAAAAGGAGAAAATAGTATGGCAGATACAAAAACTAAAGCATCTGTAGAAGATGCTATCGAAGAAACCGTTAAAGAAGAAACTGTTGAAGAAGTTGTTGTTAAAGAAGTTAAATCTACTCAGAAAAAGATTAATAAACCTAAGCATGATTCCGGCGAATTAGTACCTTGTAGAAGTGTACGTTTTGGTGAATTAAGATTAATTGGACCCAAAACTCGTATGCCTTACAGCTGGGCCAACGAAGGTGATGTGAGAGAAGTTGAATATCAAGATCTTTTATCTTGGAAAGCTTTGGGTTCTAAATATCTATACGAACCAATGATTATCATTGAAGACGAGGATATTTGCGAAGAATGGAAAGCAGACTTTGGTAAATTGTATGATGATTTACAACAAATAGATTTAAAAGCATTATTTAAACTTCCACTTGGTCGTTTTAAGGCACAGTTGCAAAAATTGCCTACGGGTATGAAATCTACTGTTCAAAACATGGCATATGCAATGATTCAAGATGGAACGCTTGACAGTTTGTCTATGATTAAAGCAATTGACGAAATTCTTGGTACGGAACTTAAAATGCTTATCTAAGGAGGCACACACCAATGACCTCTTATGCTGAAATTTTTAATTTAGCTTTATCGGAAATTACCGATCCTTCTCTGGCACAATGGCCGGAGGAGGATCTTTCCAATGAGTTGTATAAGTGGTTGCAAAAAGCAATCGGTAAATTGCCACAGATTCGTTCTGAGGTAGTTGAACGCGACGATTTTAAGCCCGCAAACGCCGATACTCTTGGTTTTGCGAACGATTTGTCGGATACCGTAAAAACAGTACTTGCGTTGGGAATTACTAGAGAATGGCTTAGACCTCAAATTTCATCTACGCTTAATACTTGGCGGCAGTTTTCAAAGAAAGAAGGTTATTCGCAGGCGGAACACTTAAAGCAACTTATGGCACTTGATGAAAAGTACAAACTCGAAATCAAGAAATTGCTTCGTGACAACACATATGTTAATAACGAATATTTTGATTAAGGGGTGTTTACTATGGAAAATAATTATACAAACATCCCATTAAATCAAATTGAAAAACAAAAACGTCATTTTTATGGAGCAATCATCAATATACTTCACATTCATGATGCTGACAGCCCATTTGTGGACGCAACTATACAAACAGTTATTAATGAAATATTGGGTTCAAATAAACTATTTGGGTATCAAGCCGAAGTACTTACCATTGTAAGTAATCTTGAAACGGCGAGAGAGTGCCCAGAGCAGTTTCGTAAATGTATTCTTGATGCTGCCAATATGGTAGATAAACTCAAAGGCGGTGATTTTAATGTATGAAGAGTTTCGTAATAGGATGAGCCGAAGAGGAAGTTTTATGGGCGAAACTATGCGTATACAATCTGATGCAGTTGTTAATGCAACTTGGTTAAATTCTGTGGCGGCACGCCGTGTACAAGTCAAATGGTTAAATCGTGGTTTACCGCTTGAGTACAAAAGCCCTGATGAGTTTGAAGACCCTATAGATGCACATTTTGAGTCAAAGAGTGCATACAGTCTTAACAGTGGTGAATCTCCTTACTATTTAACATTCCGTCCAGGCGAGTTGAAGAGACATCCTGAAATTAAAGTTGGCGCGTATGTAAGTATTCCAAATACGGACAATATTCCAGAATGGTGGATGATTGTTTTCATTGAAGATGATAACGAACTTAAAAAGTTACAAATACTAAAATGTAATTGGACTTTCGGTTGGGTTGTAGATGGAAAGATTTATCACCACCTTGGCGTACTTCGTCATGGTAGTTCTACCAGAGAGGCTGATGAAAATGCATACACAACCGTGGTTAATGGCAATGGGATAATATGGATGGCAACAAACACTGATACTCAAACCATTAGACCTGGACAACGACTTTTGATTTCGGACGAAGGTCGTATGCCCCCGCTTTGCTATAATGTGGCTACAATTACTGATACAATGCCCATTGGCGTTACAAAATTTGTAATTTCACAAGGCACATTTGATGCAGTCCATGATAACGCAGAGCTTATGCTTGCTAATTATTATGATAGTAATGTAGAGCCCGAAGAGAGCGAATCTGATACAGAAATTCTTGGTACGGCAATCATTACTTACAATGGTACGCAACCTACTATTAAAGTAGGAGGCTCATACAAGGTCTTTACGGCTTCATTTAGCGACGAAAATATTGTGGTCGATAAATGGCTCGTCAGCGATGAAAACGGCGATATTTCGACCGATACAAGCAATTATACAATTGAATATTTAGATAAACAAATGAAACTTAAGATAGCACTTAATTATGAATTGATAGGAAAGGTGCTCATCGTTCAAGTGATTGGCAGTGACGGTAGTACTGCCGAAATCAGAGTGGAGGTGGTATAAAATGAAACGTGATATTCAAAATATTGATGATGATATTATTCGCAAAAAACGTATTATTGAACAAACACTCTATTCTGATGAAGATATCGTGGAGTTACTTGATAACTCAGATATTGATCCGTCTTGTCCAGAAGAATTGGTATATTCGTCTATATATCCATTTATACGAATTCCTGGCACACAAGATAAATCAAAAAATTTCATCACCTTTTCGGTAAGCGACATGGGTCGTATACCAGGTAACGAAGTGATGAAATCTCAATATGTCCAATTTGTTGTTTTTGTACACAAAGATTTAGTAAAAACAAAATATGGTATGGCTAGACACGATTGTTTGAGTTATATCATTCGTGATATTTTTCATCTGTCCAATAAACTTGGACCACAAATGAATCTTGTTTCTAATCTTGAGGGTGCAACAGATACAGATTATATTACTCGTACACTTAAATTCGAATTAGTAGATGATAATTCTACTAAACCATTAAGAACTAATCCTCGTGAATATACTTACAAGAGGTAGTTTATGGAAGGATTTCAAGTAGACGAACTTAAACTGTATATGTCAGAAGATATAAAAATTGCAAATGGTATTATATTAAAGTGTCCTAAAATTAAAGATGTTGCAGAATACGGTGAAAGTGAATATTTTGCCATGGTGCAAACATTATGTGCGACACCAAGTAGTATGAAGGTACAACTTGATGATATGAAACTTAACTATATGAAAATTAAAGATTTTGAACTTTTTATGATGGTAGCACAGTCATTAAGTATAGAATCAACTAGGCTTCTTTTAGGAGATTTAGATTTAAGGAAATTTAAGCCTCACGCTATCAAAGATAGTGAAGAAGTTGTTTTGGTCTACGAGGGCACAGAGAATGATGAAAGTCCCATTATAATTAATCCAATTATTTATGAGGTTTTGGTGACTTACATTCGTAAGATGCACAATTTTAGGAAACAAGTAGATAAGGCTGGTAACGAAATTACTCGTAGACAATTAATTCGTTTAGCTCGTCAAGATGCCGAGATGGCAAAGAACAAACCACATGAGTCTTTTTTAAGACCAGTAATTTCGGCGGTCAAATGTCGTCAAGGATACTCAATGGATTATATAAAACAGATGGGTATTTTTGAATTAATGGATGATTTGTCAAGATTAAATATTATAGTTCAAGCTGATGCCGCATTAGGTGGTATGTATAGTGGTTTTGTTGACACTAAGAAAATGGACAAAACAGTATTAAATTGGACAAGAAATATAGAAGAAGATGTAAAAGATAATGGCAAAGCAATTGCCGATGGAGTGGTTAGATAACCGCTTTAACTTAAATTATTAAAAATAATATAAAATTTTTATTAAATGGAGGAAATTATTATGGCACAATACGCATTTGATAGAGCGATTTCAGTAGCTGGTACTTATGTTGGCGCAAATGCTGACAAGAAAATTGAAGCTGGTCAGCTCGCTTTCTGGGCAGAACAAATTACTGAGCCCACGCTCAACTTTACGAGCGAAACCGAAGAAATTATGGACGCACGTAACAACGTAGTTATGGTTCTTCAAAACGGTAGAGGCGCAACTTTTGGTGCTTCTAACGCATTCTTCAACACTTCTATCCTTGCTGCACAAGTTGGTAGCAAAGTAGAAGATTCTACTGGAGCACTTATTTCTAAGTTCGAAATGATTACAGCTGACAAGGATGGCGCTGCTACTCTTACTTATACACCTGTTATTAAAGAAGAAGATGGCGTAGCTCCTGTTGTTTACGAACTTGAAAGTGACGGTTCTTTCAAGACCGCTACCCCTTCTGTAACTGTAAAAGTTGAAGGTAAGGCAGTTACTGGTGGCGTTAAAGATGGCAAATATCTCGTTGTTTATGACATCGAAGCTCCTGCTGGCGAAAGAATTACTGCTCTTGCTGACGCAGAAAATGAATTACTTGATATCACAGCAGAAGTTCTTTTACGTGACCTTTGTTCTCAAGAAATCTACTTCGCGTTCTTATTCATGAGAGGTAAACTCTCTGGTGAAGCTGAATGGGGTATGGCTAGAGACGGTGCTCATGCATTTGAAGTTACCGCAATGCCCGACTACTGTGGCGACAGAAAACTCGTAGATATCGTTATCGTTAAGGACGAAACTCTTAGAGCGTAATTTTAATAATGTGTTAAAGGGGAGACAACTCCCCTTTAATGCTATTAATTAGGAGGCATATATGGACATTCATGTGTGCAAACAATGTGGTTTGAAATTTGCATATTGTAGAAAATGTGTTTTTAAACCAATATATTATAAAGATTTAGGATTTTGTAGCAAAGAGTGCTACAGAGAATTTAAAAAAGAAGTTATCCCAACAGTGGATGTAGAAGTAGTTATAACCGATAAGGATATGTCTACATCTGAATAAGAAAAGTAGTGTATCCTTATTTTTTTTGAACAAAAGGAGAATAATAAAATGAAAACTAGCAAAATAACGGGCCAACCTTTTGATCCCACGAAAGTCATCTATATTACCAATCCAAAACAGCATTTTGCATACGCAAGATATTTTGGTGGTTGGCAATATTTTGTAGATATGGATGCTTCATCTGATAAAAGGGATGGCATGGGCGTTTTTATTTGGCAAAAATGTCCTGAGACCCAAGAAGCAAAGCAAAAATGGGATAATCACGAGCTCTGATTGTCCAAAAATAAAAAATAACAAGGAGGTATCTTCGATGTGCAAATAATTAAATTTTTTATTTCTAATCAAAGAGCCTGGCGCTATACCTCTGGAGTGATTACAGAAGGCGCCAATTTAAAATTCGAATTTATTTTTAAAACAGAAGACTGGAATTCAGCCACAACAAAAACGGCAGTATTCAGTTACAAAGGAAAAAACTATGAAACACAGCTCGATGCATACAATCAATGCATTGTGCCAAAAGAAGCAATTCACGACCCTTGTTTTAAGGTTTCTTTATATGGTGGAGAAATTCATACTAACACGGTAAAAATTCCGGTTGAACCAAAAGAAGGTGTCAGCGATGGCACAAGTGTTGTATATGTTCCGTCTATTGACCAAGATAAAATTTTATCGTGGACAATTCAAGAAGCAACAAAAGACATGCCAGTACCTAATCCAGTGGATTTAAACTTGGCTGACGACTGGGTAGAAGATGAAACAGAAAGCGAATATGAGTGGGAGGAAGAATAATGGCTAACGTAAGATTTATTAAAACAACTAAACTTAAGTATCTTAATCGTGATACATATGATGAGAATGCCTTATACTTCTGTCAAGATACCAACGAAATTTTCAAAGGTCAGTCAGTTTATACAGATGGTGTACGTGTTATACCAACAAAGGCAGATTTACCAGAATGCAAATGTGCAGCAGATGGTGTTGTGTATTACATTACCGAAACACGCAATGGTTATACATTGTCGCCTGATAGAACTGAATGGTTACAGACTATTTATGCACCTGTAACCGATGCTTACACAGTGCCTGAAAGCGAAATATATAATACGGTAACGACAGTTGGTGCTGTACGCGATATCGAAAACGCAATTTATACATATGTAGATCAAGAGATTGCAAATGTTGAAGTTAGTGGGACGGTTGGCAAAGACGGGCTTTCTGCTTACGAAGTGTGGCTTAACGATGGACATACTGGAACCGAGTCAGATTTTTTGAATTGGTTGAAGGGCAAAGATGGTGCGAATGGGCAAAACGGAAAAGATGGTGTTGATGGTAAAACGCCTTATATCCAAAATGATTATTGGTATATTGATGGAACAAATACTGGCGTAAAAGCAAAAGGTTCTGATGGAGTAAAAGGTGCTGATGGTAAAGACGGATTGAACGGTAAAGATGGTATAAGCGGTAAAGATGGAAAATCAGCATATCAAACCTGGCTTGACGCAGGTCACAGTGGAAGCGAAGATGAGTTTTTGCAATGGTTAAAGGGCGACAATGATCCATTTGGTGATGTAGTGACATCGATTGGTTTCGAGGGCATTGCCGCTGGCACTTCATTAAAAGGCAAAACGGTAAAAGATGTCCTCATAATGCTACTTGGTATCAAAGAGGCGCCAAAATCTACCGTAGAGGAGATTATTGGCAATTCAATTCCGTATTATAGTGGCGTAGAAGGCGAAGGATTATCTGAGGTCACATACAAACAATTAGATACCGCAACAGCATTATATACTGACCAAGGTTTTTACACAACGACAAACACCAATGGCGTTATAACTAATGCTGGCTATCAAATGGTTATTGACGGCAATACAGAGGGTAAAGCACAAACATTTGCGATATGTTCAATTGCAAAAATTGTGACAGCATATCAATATGAACCTACATTACAACAATGGATGGATATGGGTTTTGATGGCACTTATTGGATTAAGACTGGTGAGGAAACTAAAATTGTTAATGGTAAAGAAGTGGTGTATACTACATACGCTTATAACGTAGAAATGATGGGTGACGCTATTACTAATACTGAATATTGGAGATTTGAAGTGGAGGTATAAAAACATGGGAAGAGTTAAAGGCGGTTTATTTGCTATGGTGTTGGATGCAAATAAACGTTTTCCGCTTGATTCGAGAATGCTCGTTACTAAACGAGAGGACTTGATTAATCCAACAGTTTGGATAACTAATACTCTCACCACGGAAGCCACTTACAATGGTATGATTGTAGCGGTTAACTCTGATGGTGAACATAATGGCGTGTATTACCTTACCGACAGAAAGGCTATAACGGCCGATAATTATGCGGCATATAAGACCGCATTGGCAACAGGAGAAAATGTTGACACATATTTTGCAATGTGGAAGAAGTTGAGTACGACAGATGATACTTCTGTTGGTGGTTTGACGCCAGTTGATGGCACAATAGTGATTTCCAATGAAGGAAAATCTATTGGTGTAGCTATCGCTCCAGTTGCTAACAACATACTTACGGCGGTAGATGGTGGTTTATTTGTTCCGTCTATTCCTGTTAAACTCGCTGACAACACGCATGGGCTTACTATGGTTGATGGCGCGTTAACATTAAATCTAGCAACACACGATTCTGATGGTGCTATGTCTAAAGAAGACAAGATTGCACTTGATGCTGTAATTGAAGATGTGGCAGAAATTAAAGAAACGGTTGGTTTTTTTGAAGAATCGATGATGTGGAGAGAAATTTAAAAGATTATTATAAAAGATAAAATAATTAATTTAGTATAAAATAATTTTTATTTATAGGAGGAAACTATTATGGCAGACATGATCAAATTTTTTAAAGGTTTAGAGGCTTCTTTGCCCGCTTCTGGTGTTAACGGTGCGTTGTATATTACCACCGACGAAGGTGCTATTTATCTTGGTACCGGCACTGGAATGAAGAGACTTGGTGACTTTGTTCAAGTAGACAATGTTGCATCTCTTCCCGCAAAGGCACACGAAAGTTGTCTCTATTACTGTGTAGCAGAAAACATTCTTGCAAAATGGAATGGTGCAGAATGGAAACAAATCAACAAACAACCTACAGCTGAAGAATTAAAAGGTCTTCTTGGTTTAGGTTCACTTGCTTATCTCAGCGAAGTTTCTGAAGCAAACCTTGGTGCAAGCTTAAAAGAAAAAGTAAACGCTGCTGCTGAAGGCAATCATAGTCACAGCAACAAGGAACTTTTAGACACCTATACTCAAACAGAAGCAAACCTTGCTGATGCTGTTGCTAAAAAGCACGCTCATACGTTTGTTGAATCTGAACTTAACAAGATTGCTGACGGCGATGTTGCTAAATGGAATGCAGTTGTTGCAGACCACTTAACTTCTGCTGACAAAACAACTCTTGAAGATGCAATTAAAGAAGCTAAGAAGGCTGGTACTGACGCTAATACCAACATCGAAACATACAAAGTAACCAATGATGCACGTGTTAAAGCAGTTGAAGATGATATTGCTGAAATCGTTGACGGTACTAACGGTATCCTTGCACAAGCAAAATCATATTCTGATGGCAAGCTTGCTACTGCTAAATCAGAAATTTCTGCTGAAATCGACGCTGACGTTAAAGTGGTTAATGATGCTTTAGAAGCATATAAGACTTCTAATGATTCTGCTCTTGCTGGCGTAAAAGCAACAGCTGACGCTGCTGCTGTTAAGACCGAAGTTGAATCTGCTCTTGCAGGTAAGGTTGATAAAGTTGAAGGTAAATCTTTAATTTCTGATACTGAAATCGCAAGATTGGCAAATGTTACTAACTATGATGATACTCAGGTTAAAGCTGACATCGCTAAGAAAGCAGATTCTGCTACGATGACTACTGAACTTGGCAAGAAGGTAGACAAAGTTGAAGGTTACTCTTTAGTTTCTGATACCGAAATTGCAAGATTAGCTGACGTTGATAACTACGATGACGCAGAAGTTCGTGGTTTAATCGGTGACAACACAGACGCTATCGCTGCAATTAATAATGCTGACACTGGTATTTTGAAACAAGCCAAAGATTACGCTGATGGCAAAGATGAAGCTATTGCTGCTGCTCAATCTGCCGCTGATAAAGCACAAGAAGAAGTTGACGCACTTGAAACTTATGTAGGTACAATTCCTAGTGATGAAAAATACGCTGATATCACGAACGTTATTTCTTATGTTAACAAGAAAGCAGAAGAAACTCTTGCTGCTGCTCAAGGTGGTTCTAGCGAAACAGCTGCGTCTGTTAAACAGCAATTAGATAACTACAAGTCTGAAAACGACACAAGAGTTAAAGCTGCAGAAGACGCTATTGACGCTATTGAAGCAGACTATCTCAAAGCTGCTGATAAAGAAGCTCTTCAAAATCAAATTAACACAATAATGAACAACCCTGATGCCGAAGGTGCTATCAACTCTATTAACGAATTTACTCAATACGTTAAAGACCATGGTACTGTTGCTGACGGTATGAGAACTGATATCAACAAGAACAAGGAAGATATCGCAGCTATCAATAATGCCGAAACTGGTATCTTAAAACAAGCTAAAGATTATGCAGACGGTCTTGCTGGTAATTACGCTGAAGCTGAACACGACCATGTGGTTGCTGACATTACTGATTTTGAAACAGTAGTAGAAGCAAGAATTACCGCTAAAGGCTACGCTACTACTAGTTACGCAGATGGTAAAGCTTCTGATGCTCAAGCCGCTGCGGAAGCTACTGCTGCTGGCGCACTTGCAACAGCTAGAACCGAAATTACTGCTGAAATTGATGCAGATGTTAAGGCTCTTGCTGATGGTCAAGTTAAGACCAATACCGAAGCTATTGCTACAAAAGCTAACAGTGCTGATGTATATGCTAAAACTGAAACTTTCACAAAAGACGAAGTTAATGCGGCTATCGCTACGGCCGTTGAAGAAGCTCATACTTGGGGTTCTTTCTAATTTCAATTAAAAGTGTACAAATTAAAAATGGGAGGGGCTACTAATTATTTGGTAGCCCCTTTTATTAAAAATAAAATTTATATAAAACAATTATATAATATAAACATTTAAACAATTAACTTTGAAAACAACAGTTGGCTTTGTAGTCAGAGACGCAAAGAAACTTTAATATAAAGCCAACAAATTCTTACTTAGAAAGGAGAACGAATATGGCACTTTTTAAACCTTTTATGGGGAGCCGTACATCGTTAGACGCACAAGAAAAACACGCTGGATATGCGTATTTCTGTACGGACGATGGCTCATTTCATATAGATTATATAGACGCTAATGGCGTTTTACAAAGAAAACAAATTAACGCAAAAGATGCGGAAACATTTAACTCACATACTGCCGACGAATTTCTTTTAGAAACTGATATAGATACCGTTCTTGCTCAAGCTAAAGCTTCGGGAGAATTTGATGGTGCTGATGGAGCTAAAGGTGACGATGGTATTGGTATAGTTTCTGTACAACAAACCACTACATCTACCGCAGATGATGGTAACAATATAATTACAGTTAGATTAACCAATGGTACTACATCAACTTTTACTGTTCAAAATGGCTCAAAAGGTAGTAAAGGAGATCAAGGTATTCAAGGCGAAACGGGTGCCCCAGGTTATTCTCCCGTTCGTGGTACAGACTATTGGACTAATGCGGATAAAGCCGAAATCAAATCTTATGTTGATGAGGCAATCCTTGGGGGTGAGTGGTAATGAGCGTAAATTCGAAAATGACGGCATTAGCCGATGCTATTCGTGATAAAACCGGCATAACCAATACTCTTACTTTGGATGAGATGGCGATAGCCGTTCAAGACATTGAAGTTGGTGCAGACACCTCTGACGCAACCGCCACATCCGACGAAATCTTTGCTGGTGAAACCGCATACACAGCAGATGGCAAAGTCACTGGTACTTTTACCATAGAAGAAGAATTAACAGAACAAAATGATTTGATATCACAGATTACGACATTAGTTGCACAGAAAGCAAATCCTCAAGGCGGAACTGACACTTCTGATGCAACGGCTACGGCGAGTGATATCTTGAGTGGTAAAACCGCTTATGTCAAGGGCTCAAAAATCACTGGTACTATTCCCTCCAAAACGACTGCAACTTATACACCAACCACTTCAAACCAAACTATATCAAGTGGAACATATTTGACTGGAACTCAAACAATTAAAGGAGATGCTAATTTAGTAGCGTCCAATATTAAGAGCGGTACATCTATATTTGGTGTCACTGGTACTTACGAAGGTAGTGGTGGAAGTTCTGGTGGCGGAGGAGTTGAAACTTGTACTGTTACTATGCAAGGAGGAGCGCCATTAATGGGCAACGAGAAGCTTTGGTATTCTGATGGGACTTCCACTGTACAATCTATATCAATTCCTTCTTTAGGCAACCCAATCACTATTACTGTTCTTAAAAATAGTATAGTTTATTCAAATATAACCCTTCGCTCTTCTGTGTGGAATGAAGGCAGTATAAGTTGTCTTACTAGTTCCGATACATACGATCAGGCATTCTTTGTAGTGGGCGATGGCACTTTAATATCAGAATAAAGACAAGGAGGAATTAAACAATGTCAAATTATAATACAACTTTACAAACAAACAATTCCTCTTTAGAGGAAATTATAACACAATTAAATAATATGCCCGATGCAGGGGGCTCAAACCCTGTTCTTCAAGATAAAACTATAACGCCTAGCACAACATCTCAAACCGTTAAGGCAGATAGTGGATACGACGGCTTAGATACCGTTATAGTTAATGCTATGCCTACAGCAACACAAGCGACACCGAGTATTACTATTAATTCGAATGGACTTATTACGGCAACAGCAACTCAAACGGCTGGTTATGTAACTGCTGGAAGCAAATCTGCTACAAAACAACTAGCGTTCCAAGCCGCAAAAACAATAACTCCTGGCACAACCAATCAGATTGCGGTTTCTTCTGGTTATTATACTGGCGGAAGCATTACTGTTAAAGGTGATGCAAACTTGGTTGCTAGTAATATAGTTAGTGGCAAAAGTATATTTGGGGTTGTTGGTACCGCAACTGTTGGTGGCGGAAGTAGTGGTGGAAATACATCTGTGGAAGATGCTATAATTACAGGCGCTATTTCTTCTACTTATATCAATGATAGGGTTACATCTATTAAACCGTATACTTTTTATTCTTGTTCAAGTTTAACATCGGTAAGTTTTCCAGCTTGTATAACCATTGGTAGTTCTGCTTTTTATAAATGTAACAAATTAACATCAGTAAGTTTTTCAGCTTGTAAAAGTATTGGTAGTTGTGCTTTTTATTCTTGCACAAGTTTAACATCGGCAATTTTTCCAGCTTGTACAAACATTGGTAGTTCTGCTTTTTGTGATTGTTCAAGTTTAACATCGGCAATTTTTCCAGCTTGTACAAACATTGGTAGTCAGGCTTTTCATAATTGTAAAAAATTAACATCAGTAAGTTTTTCAGCTTGTAAAAGTATTGGTAGTTGGGCTTTTTATTCTTGCACAAGTTTAACATCGGCAATTTTTCCAGCTTGTACTTATATTAGGGGTAGTGTTTTTTATGGTTGTTCAAAATTAACTTCGTTGCAATTAGGGGCTTCTTCGGTGGCAACTTTGAATCATGTAAATGCGTTTTATTCAACCCCAATGTCATTGTCAAGTTATACAGGTTCATTTGGCTCTATTTACGTACCGGCATCACTTGTAAACGCCTATAAATCCGCAACAAACTGGGCAACTTATTCTTCTAGAATAACTGCAATAGTATAAATAACTTAAAAGGATATAAAAGGAGAAAAAAGAATATGAAATTGCAAATTTTAATTCCGCAATACAAAGAAACAGAGGAAATCATTAAACCTCTTTTAGATAGTATCGAAATTCAGCAAAACATTGATTTAAAAAATGATGTAGGAGTAGTTATAGTAAATGACGGTACAGATGTTCGTTTGTCTAAAGATTTTTTAGACCGCTATACTTATCACATTGACTATTATCTCAACGAACACAAGGGTGTTTCGGCAACGCGCAACGCATGTTTTGACCACGCGACCGCAGATTACGTAATGTTCTGCGACGCAGATGATATGTTCTACAACGCTTGCGGATTATACATTGTTTTCCGTGAAATTGAAAACGGTGGCTTTGATAGTTTGGTTTCTGCATTTATAGAAGAATCAAGAATGCCCGAAACTAAAGAACCTCTCTATATTAATCACGATATGGATAGCACCTTTGTTCATGGCAAAGTTCATCGCAGACAATATCTCATTGATAATAATATTCGTTGGAATGACAAATTAACTATTCACGAAGACAGTTATTTTAATTGTTTGTGCCAAAGGTTGGCGAAAGAATTAAAATATTCTCAAACTTCTTTTTATTTGTGGAAATGGAGGGACGCCTCTGTATGTAGACACGACCCTAAATATATCTTAAAAACCTACAATAATATGCTTGATAGCAATGATGCACTAGTACAACAATTCTTAAATCGTAAAAGACAAGAAGACGCTCAGTTTTACGTGGTAGGTATGATTTATGATGCATATTTCACTATGAACAAAGATGAATGGTTAAGTCAAGAAAACCAAGATTACAGAAGGGCAACAGAAAAAAGATTTAAGGAATACTGGTTGAAATATAAGCAAATACACGATTCTATTCCTCAAGACATAAAGACGCAAATTATTATGGGCATTAAAAATAGAATGTATGGCGAAGGAATGGTACTTGAAACGCTAACATTCAATGAGTGGATTAAACAAGTGGAGGCGATAAAATGATAAAAACTGAATTATTAAATGATGGAACATTAATTAAACATTATAGCGATGGGGGCTATTTACTCTTGCAAAACGAAACTGGGGTAAAATACGCAGACCCCATAGATGTTGTTCCTTGTGCGTATACTTATACGGAAACGAATGAGCCAATTGATTTTGGTGAAGAAGAAAATATTAACGAATAATATTTCTACAATTAAGGAAGTATTGATTGATTTTGAGAGGTGGTATGCAAAAGCCACCTCTTATTAACATGTCCTTTTAAAGGGGCATAATTATAAACTTTGAAAGGAGGATAAATAAAATGGCTAATAGATATATATTTCAACTCCGCAGAGGTTGGAAAGATGATGCCTCCGGAAGAGATGACTGGTCAACATATGAAACTCAAGAAAATCACGTAAAACCCCTTGAGGGGGAACTTGTACTTGAATACGATAATGGTGTTCCAAGGCTGAAAATTGGTGACGGCATTAATGAATTTAGTGCTTTACCATATATGAGTGTAGATAGTTTTATTTTGCCGACACCTATCTCTGTTACACTTCACGCAGACAAGTGGCAACAGGCTGACGACAAAAGGTATTATCAAGTAGTAACAGTAGATAACGCACTAATTACACCGAATAGTAAAGTGGATTTACAGCCAAGTTCGGAGCAACTGACTATTTTTCACGAAAAAGATTTGGCATTTGTTACAGAAAATGAAGACGGAGTTGTTTCTGTTTTTTGTGTAGGTCAAGTGCCACAAAATGATTATACAATACAAGCTACGGTTATGGAGGTGGTTATAAATGACTAAAATTATAGGAAACACAACCGCTACGCCTAACCCACAACCAGATTGGAATCAAACAGACGAAACTAAAGCTGATTATATAAAAAACAAACCCACCATCGAAAGTGGCGAAGGGGAAGGATCCTTAATTCAGGTTTCTAAAGAAGAGGATTATTTGAATCCAGATGGATCTTGGAATCCTGACAAAGCTTTTGATTCCGATGGCAATTTAAAACCAGATGCATATAGAAATGGTAAAGCTACCGCTCCAAGAGCTATTGCTTTAGGTGCCAATTGCTCTGCAGAAGGTAAGAACGCGATTGCTTTTGGTGGCGCTACTAGCGCAATTGGACACACTTCAATATCTGGTGGTAATCAATCTAAAGCTTATGGTAAATATGGAGTAGCCATTGGTGAAGGCACTGCAGCAGGTAAAGAAGGAAGTAGTTCTGATGGATATGCTGCTGTTGCTCTTGGTTCAGGTACTAATGCTATAGGTAAATTCTCTATGGCAATCAACAAAAACAGCGTAGCAAATGGGCAATCATCTCTTGCTGGAGGCGAGGGTACTATAGTTGACGGCAAGTATTCTTTTGGTTTTGGCTATAAAAATACAAGTTCTGGAGACTATTCATACGTATTTGGCAATCAAAATATTGTAGATGGTAAAACAAGTATTATAGGTGGTCAAGCTAATACAGTATCAGGTGCAGGTAATCTTATAGCAGGTCATGGAAATAATGTTATAACCTATTACTCGTTAATTACAGGTGAAAATAACTTTAGTCAAGCAAATCAATATTATTCATTAGTCCAAGGTACCAAGAATATTATAGATGATACTAATGGTCATTACAAAACTGTTTTAGGCACGAACAATACATTTAAAACAAAATCTTATCCAATAAGTAGCGGTGGTACAATGATTCGAGGTGGCTACCATCAGTTTGCAAAAGGTGCTAACTTAACTCTTATTAGTGACCATCAAATCGTATTTGGTAATACCAACCAAGAAGATGCAAGTAAGATGTTTATACTTGCAAACGGAACTACGGAAAGAGATTCAGATAATAATATAATTAGCCAATCTCCAAATAATATTTTTACAATAGATTACGAAGGTAATGTTGAAACTTTAGGCACTATTAAAGCTTATGGAACACCTGTTGATGATAATGATGTTATAAGATTGAAAGAGTTGGACGACGCTATTTCCTTAATCGTTGGTCCAGACGCAGACGAAGCATTAGATACAATAAAGGAAATTCAAGAATTGCTCGAAGGCGATACAACTGGTGCAGCTGGATTGATTGAACAAGTTAATAACAATGCTATGGCAATCAACAATGTAGCAACCACTGAAGACATAGATGCTTTATTTGCAACTGCTTAAGGAGGGTTAAAAGATGAGTGAAGAAAATAAAAAGTTAATAGACCTTGAAGGTCTTAAACACTACAACGATAAATTAAAAGAAAAATTTTATGAGAAAGGTGAAAATATCTCGATACGTCAAGAAGATGGTTATAATGCTATTTCAATCGCAGATGGGTATTATCCTGATGGCACGGCGAAAAGTTTTGCAGAAATGTCTGGTAGCGGTCAGCTCTACTTACAGCATGATTCCGACCCTCATATTGAGCTAACTACTGATATACGCACCGAACGTGAAATGGGAGCAAAGCAAACAATAATTAGACCCGACAAAATTGAGATGCTTAAAATTTCAGATGCTGAAACTTATTTTAACACATTTCATTTTCCGCCCATAGACAAAGAGTCCGAAACTGGTGAATTTACTTTAGCAACAGAAAAGTATGTTGATGATAAATTTACCAAAGAAGATGGCACGATTGCTGACATCTTGAAAAAGATTGTGGGTAACGCCTTATTCCCCGAAGGGTTTGTTTATATATCAATGTCACCAACTTCACCAAAAACATTATACGGTGGAGAGTGGGAAGAACTAGCAAGTGAAAGAACACTATGGATAACTTCAACTACGAATGAAAATAAAATTGCGGGGGATATAGAAGAAGCAGGGTTGCCTGACCCACAAACAGTTTTTAATGTGCGTTCGGGTAAAGTTAGTATGACAACGGATTATGGCAATCAAGGCGATAGAATTGTTACACAAGCCGAAGCAACTAATGTAGAAGCAATACCATCACAATTTAACGTAAGAGCAACTAATGAAATTTACGGCAACAGCGACACCGTACAACCACCTGCCATAAGAGTTTACGCTTGGAAAAGAACTGCTTTGGCAGAATAAATTAAAAAATAAATTTTTAAGGAGATATAAACAATGGGATTAAAAACAACTAATTACAAAAACAAACCAACTGGGTATAATTATCCCGAAGCTTACGCAGTATTTAACGGTTCGATTAGAAAAGTCGGCGATAATTTTGAAGTAGGCTTTAACATCAACGGAACAAGAGAACTTGCTCTCAACAATGCGCCTATTGCTGTTGTAAAAGTTCAAGTTCCTGTTAAGAGTTGGGATAGGAAAGAAGATTTAATTGCTCTTGCTTATAGAACTGGAAAAGGAACAAGAATTATTCCTGATTATGATAATATTGAAAATCCAAATGCAACTAAAGAAGTGCCTAATGTATTCTATGGTTGGGATGATGATATTGTAGAAGAATAATTAATATAATGGTTTGCCTCGCTAACAATAACGGGGCAAACCTATAACTTTGAAAACAACGGGACAACCCGATTATATATAAAAAATAACATAAAGGAGGATACAAAATTATGATTAGAGGTACAACTGCACAATTTAAATTTAAGTTGCCGTATGCAAAAACAGATATTATGCTTGCAACGATAAGATTTTGGCAACCCAATAACCCAAATGGCAATTTGCCAATTATTAGATCATTAGACCAAGAAAAATTAAATGATTGCTTTGTTTCTGATGATTCAAAAGAGTTGTGTATTTCTTTGACTTCAGAAGAAACTATGAGGTTTTCCGATAAATATAAGGCAAGGGTTCAACTTAGGGCACAACACACAGACGGCACAACTTTTGGTAGTCGTCCACAAATTATTACGGTGTATCCTATGCCAGATGACATAATAGAACCTACATTGCCTAATGCAAATGAAGAGGGATGGATTATTTTGGATGGCGAAACCGTTTCTCCTTAATAGGTGGTGAAGACAAATGAATGAAGAATTAATTAAAATAGTAACAGAAGACAATTTTGACGTAGAAACCGCAGAAGTCGTTGAAAGCGAAGTTCATCTTGAGGATTTCGAGCAAAGTGTTGACGTAGAAGAAACGGTTGAGACGGTTGAAGTTGAAACTGTCGAAGAAATAGAAATTGAAGTTGAAGAAGCTGTTGGTTGGGTTGGCGGCAATAGTACAAGGCACTACAATTTATCTGGTAGAGACGAAGTAGATCAACACCCAATTACAGCAATTACGGGATTGAGAGCAGAACTTAATCAAATCGAAGCCCTTCAAACCGTTTGTTCAGACAAGAAACAGCAAGCAGATTATTATTTATGGGGTGAAACAGAAGATATTGGGCCAGGTTATTTTGTAAGGCTTGGCAAAGACGGAAAGATATACAAATGCACAAACGAAACAATTGATGGTGAACAAGTAATAAAAACTTATCGTACAATAGACATACTAGGTGTTACCGTGAGCGAAGCAGGATTTGTTGGTAATGACAAAAAGATCACTGGAACATGTACGAGTGCAAAAGCCACTAATATTAATTATGCCTTGGTAACCACTACAGGTGTTGTTGATGTATTGTGCGGTCATGATGTTATTGTAGGAGATTATGTCTTCCCTACAGTTGGTGGACGAGCAACAAAATCAACTGGTTCGTATGGTTATTTGGTTACAGCACTTGTGCAAAATGGTGCAATAGTGCAAGAGATAAATAATGACGAAGTTTTATATGCGAGAATTGTTTTACAACAAAGTATAACTAATGCAAAAAACATTTCCGACAATGTTGATTATTTATTAAAAGAAGCAAAAAGACTCAATGAGAATATTACCACATATGGTAATACGGCTGAAACAGCATTAAAACATGCTGAAGAATTAGTTGAGGCTGCAAAAAATTCTGCTAACGAAGCCAATAGTAACGCACAAAATGCAGTTGATGCTGCGGTTGGCGTACAAGACGCTGTAAAAAATATAACTACTTCAAATAATAATACAAGTGAGATTGCGCAACAGGCATCAAAGGATGCAGAAAAAGCAATCGAAACAGCTAATAGTATTAAATCGGCCGCAATCGAAGAAGCTAATAAAACGGCGGTAGAAGTGGCACAAGAAAATATAGAGCTTATTAAAGCTTTAGAGTTGAGATTGGATGAATATACTGTTGGCAAATATTCACAAGCTTATGGATTAACTTATAAACAAGCGAAGGCAATTTTGCCTATTGGAATAACATTTATTCCTATAGATGAAAATCCTGCGGCAACTGGTGCTAAAACAGAATACGAAGAAGTTTACGCTAGTGACGAAGGTGCCGATATTAAACAAACATTTACTGTTGGCTACTCATACGTATGGGGTAGTGAAGGCTGGCTACTAGAAAACCATGTTCCAAACGTTTCGTTTAATAGAAACATGGTAGAACGCATAGATGGTTATTATTGGTTGGTGCCTGAGAATTACAATGATACCGAATATAAACGTGGTACGCTTTATCGTTGGGAAAATGGCAAATGGACTGAAAAAGCAGTGCGTGTAGAAAATACAATGAGCCGCACTATAGCTCACTTATATCACGAAGATGACACAATTAGACAGTCGGTTAGCACGGTAGATGGTAGGGTGGCTGCGGTTGAAACAAAGGTTACCGAAACGGACGCACGTGTTGGACTTGTTGCATCAGTGCCGACAGAGTTGGTTGGTGTTAAACCAGGCAATTACAATAATGAAACTGAAAAACTCAATATTATATTAAAAGGTGCGACTGACGAAGAAACATTAACTATATTAAAAGCTGATTGGACAGAACATGCAATATCAAAAGGCAATGGCGTACATCACTATGTTGTAGGCAAACAATTGCCTTATGATGTTTATACATGTGTGGTTGAAAGTAGAGTTGCAACTTTTACAAAATCTAATATTATTACTTACGATGGTGTTAATTTTTACAAGATTAATATTGCAAGTATTATCACTTCTGCAAATGAAGATGGTAGCGACATTCAATTAAATGCAAATAAAATTCAATTTAATGGACAAGGTATTTTCCAAGATAAAAACGGTAATATTACGCAAATTGATGGTAATTATATTACAACCGGCAAAATAAAAGCAAGTGTAATGGAAGCATCTGAAATTATAGGTGCTATAAACGAGAGTAATGATACATCATTAAAAATTAATGCAGACCACATAGTACTAGATGGTGCCGATATAAGTTTGGCTGGTAAAAATATAAACTTAACCAGTGACAATATTACGATTAGTTCTACTAACTTTAGTGTTGATTCAAGTGGTAATGTTACTGCAAAATCCGGTACTATTGGTCAATGTGAGCTAAAAGATGGTCAACTTACAGCAACTCATCTTTCTTCAATTAGCGCAAATCTCGGAGAAGTAACTGCGGGCGTAATACAAAGTCCTGACTATATAGATGGTGACGCTATTGTTATATGGGAAACCCCAGAAACAGAAGAGGTTGATAATCCTCCAGTTAGCGTGATGTCTGAGGAAGAAAATGTCGTTGAAGAAGAAATTGTTCAAGAAGATGAAAATGTGGTTTCCGAAGAAGAGTATCCCGTTAGCCTTACATCTGAACTAGACGATGGAGAGATTAGCATCGTTTCAGAAGAGGTTGAGAAAACTCCGTCTATTGGGTTGGTGTATAGTTTTGATGGAACTAGTTACTCTGTAACTGGTGTCGGAACTTGTACGGATACTGACATTGTTATACCAAGTGTTTATGACGATGGGGTTAATGGTGAACATAGCGTAACAAGTATAGGTTCTTCTGCGTTCTATGGCTGTAGTTCATTAACAAGTATAGAAATACCAAATAGCGTAACAAGTATAGGTTTTGATGCATTTGAATATTGTAGTTCATTAGAAAACGTGATAATTCCTAACAGTGTTACCTATATAGGTATAGGAGCATTTGCTAGTTGCTCAATAAAAAAAGCAACAATGCCTTGTATTGCAATGGATAGAGTTTTGGTTGGTAATATTAAAGAAACATTAATTGAGGTTACAATCACAACAGGAGATATGATAGGCGAATTCGGTTTTAATAATTATACTAAGCTTAAAAATGTAAAAATTAATAACGTAACTTATATAGCAAAAGGTGCATTCAAAGGCTGTTCTTCGTTAGAAAATATTATCATTCCTTTTATAGGATCAGAAGAAAATAGCACTATAGAGTATCCTTTTGGGTATATTTTCGGTGAAGATAGTTATACAAACGGAGTTGCAACAAAACAATATTACTATCAGAACGGAACTGAAACTTCGGCCACTTATTATATTCCTTCAAGTTTGAAGTCAGTAACTGTTTTGAGAGGAACAATTCCCTATGGGGCGTTTTATAATTGTAGTAACTTAACAAATATAGAGTTAAGAGATTCTGTTACTAGCATTGAAACTAATGCTTTAAGAAACTGTACTTCGTTAGAAAGCCTTACTTTGCCCTTTGTAGGTAGCAAGAGTATTAGTGATGAAAGCGAGATGGATTACACTACTGTTTTTGGATATATTTTTGGCTATAGCACAACCAGTTCTAATGGCGCAACTCATCAATACAGCTCTGGTGGTACAAAATATTATTATTATATACCAACATCATTAAAGTCTGTGACGATAACTAACGGAGATCGTCTTTGCAGCGGGTCGTTTTATAATTGTAATATGTTAACTTCAGTTATTATTTCCAAAGCGTGGAGTATAGCTAGAGGAGCTTTTTATGGATGTACTTCATTAGAACACATAACGGTGCCTTTTGTAGGTGTTGGACACGACAACACTTACGATGAATATGAACAAGGAGATGTTTTTGGAGCAATTTTCGGCTGGATAGAAACAAGCTCTGATGATGATAGTAATGAAAATACGACTTATCAATATTATTACGAAACATATAATTCAAATGGAGAGGGCGTAGATCATTGTTGTCACTATTATATTCCTACAAGCTTGAAAACAGTACAAGTATCTGGCTCAATTTTTGAGAGAGCATTTTATAATTGTAAAAATTTAACTGAAATAATAATTTCAAATAATGGTGGAGCATATTATATAGGCGAAAATGCGTTTTATAATTGTAGATCATTAACAAGTATGGAAATACCTAATGGTGTAACTAGTATAGGTAGTAGGGCGTTTATGAGCTGTACTGGTTTGACAAGTATAAAAATATCCAATGGTGTAAAAACAATTGGATCAATGGCGTTTAGTTCATGTCAAAGTCTTAAAAATATTGTAATTCCTGATAGCACAACAGTTATTGGCTCTAAAGTTTTTTATGATTGTAAAACACTTATAAGCGTAACTATTGGTAGTGGCGTACAAAGTATTGGTACAGAAGCATGCGATAATTGCATTTCTCTTACAAAAATAAACTACACTGGCACAATAGATGGTTGGGTACAAATTAATTTTGATAATTATACCGCGAATCCATTATATTATGCTAAAAATTTATATATTAATAATGAGTTAGTAGAATCTGCGGAACTAACCAATGTAACTACAATATCTCAATATGCATTCTATAATTGTAATTCAATAGAAAGTGTAATAATTCCATCTTCGGTTAATAAGGTTGGCCAAGAAGCTTTTTGTGGTTGTATCTCATTAACAGATGTTTATTGTAGTGACTTGACAAAATGGTACGCAATAGATTTTGCTGATGAAACAGCAAACCCCATGAATAACGCAGAGCATTTTTGGGTAGACGACACGCTCATAACCAAAATAAAAATACCAGATGACGTAACCGAAATTAAGCAATACGCTTTTAGTGGTTTTGATGATATAACACGTATAGAAATACCTCTTGGAGTTACCATGGTTGGTGCTAACGCTTTCCAAGATTGTGTTTCTTCGTCAATTTATTGTAAGGTAGAAAGCAAACCTGATGGTTGGAGTGAAAATTGGAACTCTTCTAATCGTCCTGTTTATTGGGGTGTTGTTGAAGATTCTGATTACCAAGGTATAAGTTATCTTTTATACCCCGACCTTGACAAAAATCCAAAAGCAATAGTTACTGCTTATGATGGAGTTCAACAGCAATTGATTGTTGACACAGTAGAAAATGGTGGTAAAACTTATAATGTTATATCTATCGATGAAGAAGCATTTAAGGACTGTATTCCTTTGATAAAAGTTACTATTGGTGAGAATGTAGAGAGTATTGGCGAAAACGCATTCTTGGGTTGTTATAAATTAATTGAGGTATGTAACAAATCATCATTGTTAATAGAAAAAGAAGGTGTAGATAACGGCTGTGTGGCCCTTTATGCCAAAAATGTATATTCGGACGAAAATGAAACAAAGCTTTCTTTTAATAAAGAAATATTATACCAAGATGTAATGTCTAATATTTTGGTTGGGTATGAGTATGATACAGCTTCGGCTTTTGCTTTAATAACAAGACAAGAAAAAGATTTTGTTTTATTGTCAGATGATATCACAGAAATATATCAATATGCTTTCTATGGAAATAAAAATATAACTAATCTCGTTATTCCTAATCAAGTAACAATAATTGATACAAATGCCTTCAATATAGATACGGGAGATTCTTTGGTAAAAATATTCTATGAAAATAGCGCAGATAAATGGAATAATATTACAAAAGGCGGTGTGAATCCCGATGGGTTGCCTATATATTACTATAACGAAGAACAGCCTGCGAATGGTCTCTTTTGGTATTGGAACAACCAAAATCAATTTAAGATATCTGCTAACAAAGACGACAATTATTTGATTGATACTAGTTTATTCAAGGTTGGTTTTGATGGAAAAATTAGAGCGGTTGATGGGGATTTTAGTGGCACGATAGAGGCAAATGGTGGTACTATAGGAAATCTAAAGATTGAGAATGGAATAAAGGGTTATGATGGTGACTTAGAAATGTTCGCTTTCACCAACGATGGGTTGGTTATGGATAGCATAGGCAGTAAGATTCGTGTAGGTAATTTAGAAATAAAAAAAACAAATGAAGGTTCATGTTTACAGACTGAGGGGCCATTGTATATTAAAGGCGTGCAAAAAGGTAGTCTTGTAACTAGTATTGATTTAATGACCGAACAAACCAATGATTATCCTATTACAGCAAATTTAAAATTATTAGCAACACGAAATAACAATCATAGTGTAAAAATAAAATTAGTTTCTGATACACAATTGTTTTATGCCGCAACTAAAACTTTCTATTATCGTATGCGTCGATATATGTTTGGTCAATGGACTGATGAATCAATAAAAACAACTAGTTTAACTATATTTGGAGGTCAGACAGAGAGTAAAGAAGTTATTATTTGTGCAGACCTTGACCACGGCACAGTATCCAATTATAATCTTCAAATAGGATTGACTGAAAACGATATGGCAAATGGATTAAATATGGATATTATAGAAACAATAAAAGAAGACACGCAAATTTACCCTCTTGGGAATAATAATTTCATCGAATCTCAAAAACAGGCTACCAATAACATAAAAATAACTGGAAACTTAATTCCAAGCGTTTTAGAAAATAGGCTAACGGAATATTCTCTTGGAAATTCACAAGCAAAATGGTTAAGTATATATGCTATATCTGGAAGTATTGATCAGCTTAATACTGCTGCTCAAACTATTGATGATTCCGACAGAAACAAGAAAAACACAATAGAACCCATATCTGCTAATTACGAAGCAATCTTTGATACCTTGAGACCAGTAACTTTTAAGTATAATAATGGCGAAAGTGATAGGCTTCATACGGGTTTTATTGCCCAAGAAGTGAAAGAAGCTACAGAAAATGCTGGACTAACAACCAAGGATTTTGCGGCTTATTGTGAATGGGAAGATAGTAACGGAGAAATGACCTGTGGCTTAAGATATGGAGAATTTATAGCTCTTTGCGTAGATCAAATTCAAAAACTTAAGCTTTGTGTAGTCGAACAAGACAAAGTGATTAGCGATTTAACAAGCAGATTAGAAGCATTAGAAGAAAAAATGAAATAAGGTTATATATGGGAGATGGCACAACGCCGTCTCCCCTTTATAATGTTTGGAGGAAAAGGATAATGGTAATATGTGGGATAGATGCCAGCACAAACAAAACCGGCATCAGTATATTTAAAGATGGTAAATATATTGAGCATACACTCATAGATTTACACAAAGATAAAAAAATAGAAACACGTCTACCAAAAATGATGTGTGAAATCTGTTCATATCTAGATAAGGCACAACCCGATAAAATTATTATGGAAAAAAGTGTACTTAAATCAAATGTAGCAACTGTGCAATTACTCAGTATGTTGTCAGGTGCAGTTTTATGTTATGCGGCACAACATGATATTAAGTTTGAAAACCCAACTCCTTCAGCTTGGAGGGCTCGTGTTGGGTTACAACAATCTAATAAAGTGGAGCGTACAGCACTTAAACTGGAGGCATTACAAGCCGTTAAACAGGAATATGGACTTGATGTGACCGACGATGAGGCTGAGAGTATTTTGCTTGGCAGAAGTGGCTTTGAGCTACCTAAATTAAACATTACCACTGAAGATGTGGATTGGGATTTAGTAGATACGCTAAATTAAACAATACAAAATAATTATTGAAGAAGTTTTTTGGATAAAAGGAGAAATGTTATTATGAAAATTATTGAATTAGTAGAACAAATTAAAACAAACAAAATACAAAACACAGATTATAAACCTCACGCAGTTGAGGATTTTTTAATGGAAAACATAAAATTTAAAACTTACTTACCATTTGTAGACAAGCGTGAACTTTGTGCTAAAGTTCTTGAAGCGGCATGTAGTAAAAATGGTGGTTTAATAGAAGTTGATAGTGTAAGTAGATATATATTATTTACGATGAGTATGCTTACGCATTATACAAATTTGGATTTTGAAAATAATGATGGCCTAGATACTATAGGGGCTTACGACCTTCTTTGCGAAAACAATTTGCTTAACCCAATATTAGGTTGCATTGGCAACGAATATACGGTTTGCAACAACATGCTTAATATGATGACGGGTGATATTATGACAAATAATAATAGTGCTGTTACGGTGCTAAACGAAGCGGTAACAAAATTATTAGATATTGTGGACGATTTCGCTGATGTTTTGGCTGAAAAGGTTGAAGGCTTAAACTTAGATCTAAGTAAATTTGATATAAATAAATTAGAAGGATTATTAAAGAAATTTGAGATTATGAAGTAAAATTGGAGGAGTTAAATATGAAGGATTTTGGCAAACAATTACAAAAAGAAATCCTAAAACAGATATTAGACACAGAAGTCCCAAAAATTAAAAAAGTTATAAAATATGTTAGCGAACATGTACAGACGGATTTTGTTAATCAAACTAATACATTAATAGATTTATATTATGAAGGATATGAGCCTGCATCATATGTAAGGACTGAAGATTATAGAAAAAAACAACCAAGAGATGAGAGGGGAAGGTATTCCAAGAAGGGCGAAGACACAAGAAGACGTGCAAATGATATAAGTTTACGTGAAGCGATAAAAGCAAAAGGCGAACCCGGTGTTGGTCTCTGTAGATCTATTAATGGTAGCAAATTTGGTTATGAGGCCGGTGTTATGTTTGACCCAGGATATTTTGACACAGCAATGAAGCATAGTGTTCGTGGGATTGAAGAATGGGATATTGTTAGCAACTTCCTTTATAGTAACTCTAATGGTGTGGGAAATTTACCACAAATGCAAAGAAGTCCGGAGGCTGCTACGATATTAGATAGCTTTTGGGCAAATTATGATAGTACATTTGATAAGCATTACAATAATGCATATAGAAAATTTAAATAAGGAGGTGGGTATCTATGCCGAATGAAAATATTAAAAAATGGGTCATAGAGATGGATGCCAACACAGAAAAACTTAGAAAAAAGTTAGAGGCTGGCGAGCTCTTAAAACCAAAAGAAGTACAAAAATTACAAAGTTTTCTTAAGAATATTATAGGCGTTGCCGCAAAAGACGCAGAAACCATTGGTAAAAAAGTAAGCGCTGGATTTAAAGATATTGATACCAAAGGCCTCGAAGACGCTCTTGAATTCATTAAGGGCATGTTTAAGGATATTAACAAAGGTAAAAATCCTATTAGCGATTGGGCTACCGAAGGAGAGAAAACTTACAAGAGATTCTCTCAATTGGAAGCTAGCGTTTCAGAATTAAAAACAACTACAGCAAAATTGGGTGTTGATATTGCTAATGTTAATCAACAAATGGCGACACTAAATGCTAATACTGACAAGTTTATTCAGTCTTATAAAGCTATTAATCCAAGCAAATTTACTGGAGTTAAAAAAGGTGTTACTGATACTATAGTTGTTACTAAAAAATTAGATGATACATTTAAGGCTTTGGGAAAGAATACTAGTGGTATTGATAAGGGTTCTAAAAAACTGAGCGATTATATAAAATTATGGGAAACGGCCACTGGTAAAAAATATACATTTAAGTTAAGCAAAGATGTAGATTCTCAGTTAATAAGTCTAAGCGACAAACTTGAGACGGCAGAATATAAAGTAATCGAACTGCAAAATAAATTGTCTTCAATGCCTACTGACACAAAGTTGCAAAAACAATTTAAAGATGCACAATTAGAATTAGCAAAACTTTACATACAAGTACAGGATTTTGAAGAAAAATCATGGGGTGACGTAGGTGAAGATTTTGGTTTAGACTTAAAGAAAATACAAAAAGATCTTACCGAAATACTTGGTAATTTTTCTAAAAAACTTGAGCAAGTTGTTGATAAGATGTCTACCATTAAGATAGACTTAGGGCTACCGGAATATTCGGATTTTGCTAATAAAATTAATAACTTTATTGATGGTATAAACGCAGGCAAAGGTGGTACGCTTAAAGATGTCAACCTTACCGCAAAGATTGCAAATGTTAAAGATGTTCAATCTAGTGGAATTGATGTTGACACAAAACCAGAAAAGAAAACTAAATCAACAGAAAAATCACCAACTTCAAAAAGATTAGAAGATGAAATTGCAAAATTACAAAAGCAAGTTTCAGAAAAAAATACTCAACTCAACGAATTAAAAGCAAAACAAGCTACCGATGATACAAACGATAAACAAAAAGCAGGTTTTCAAACTCAAATCGATCGTGTTGATAAAGAAATTAAGGCACTCGAAGGCTCTATTGCCGATTACCAATACTTAATTAAAGAAATTGAAAGCAATCCAGGTAGTGGTCTTGCCAGTGAAGTTAGAAGGTGGCAAACTACTGAAGCTAATATTGGTAGAGCACAAGACCGTATTTTACAAAAAACTAAAGAGTGGAAAAATGAAATTATTAAAGCCATGACGGTTAGTTCGGAAGAGCTAGACTTTGAATATGGCTGGGACAAGAGTGTGAATGTTGGTGCACAAAACCTAAAATCCGCACTTGAAAACTATTTCGCAGATTCGCCTATCAATATTACAATTAATACCGATAGTATTGGTGAGCAAATAAAAGCCGCCATAGAAGAAAAAGGTGTTACTCTTGGTTCTAGTGGAGGAACGGCTCAATTAAATTCACAAGAAGTTGTGGATATGATTATGTCGTTATTGACTGGTGCGAATGTTAGTGCACAGTCTGAAAAAGCCGTAGTAGAAACAAAGCAAGAAATTGCCCAACAAGAAGCGGAGGCTGTGAATGCCACTAGTAATGCTGTACAAAACAACACAGAGAAAACTGTAAGATATGTGGCTGCATTAGACAAACTTGATATCAAATTTACAGATATAATTAGCGCAATCACAGAATTTGCCAACGAGACTATTAATGCCAAAAAACCTGCCAAGGGTGGCAAAAAAGCACAAGGTCAACTTTCCGCTTGGGGTTTCGATTTTAAGAAAATAGCAAAAGGAGAGTTAAACGAAGCTGATTTTGTTACAATGCTCCAAAATGCTATGATGAAAGTTAATGATGATGGTGGTGTACAAGGTGCTCGTGTTATAAATTATTTACAGGGTATTTTGGATGATCCTAAGAATAATTTTGACATAACATCTGGTATGGGTGCCGTTATTAATAGGCTTAAAGAACAATTAACGGAACTATTAACACTTTCTGGAGTTAATGTTGAACATGAACTTGCACAGCAAAGACGTTATGAGCGTTTTGAAATTTATAATAATGTTAAGGATGCGGGTCGCAAATTAGATTACTTGCGACAAATTGGATATACGTCAGTATATAATGATGTTAAGGCTCGAAACGTACCAGAAATTGAAAAGATTGAAAAAGTACGAAATAAACTAAAAGAAGATGGTCGCAGTACATCTAAATTTGATGAGTTACTAGAACTAACTAAAGATTTTAACAACCTTGGTATGTATGATCAAACAGCAATAGACGATTATTGGAATACAGTCGAGTATATGTTTGAAAAACCACGGAAAATATACGAAAAACTATACGGTCAAGTAAAAAATTTTCAATTCGAAATTGACACCGATAAGGGCACAAAAGAAACAAGTGGGGGACGTGGATATTTAAGCATCCCAGAAGATGCAAACATTAAAGAAGTAAGAATATACCCTACTCAAGCTTACTTAAACACACACAAGGGCGAAGAATTGCCCGCTTATTTCAATGATAGGCGCAAGCCACCAAAACGAAATATATTAACAGAAGACCTAGAAGGTGTTACACCATTTAATATTGCAGAAAGAGAAGATGGTGGTATTCGTGGTGGAGATAAAGGTATTGACATATTACGCAATACTGCCGAAAAAGCACCAGAGTTGGAGACAAAAGCCAATGAATTGGATGCAAAAATACAAGAATTAATTGACACAATTGAGTTGCTTAAAAACGACGTAATGCGTTTGACTCGCACAGAAACAACCAATGTTAGTTTAAAGTCATTAGCTGAAATTGGTACGGAAATTATAAAAACTGAAAACGAATTAAAAACATTACAAGGCGATTTGAGTGCTGAGTTAGCAAAAATGTCGTCGTATAAAAAAGAAATTCAAGAGATTGAAAAATACAAGTCATATTCTAAAGAAGAATTGAGTGCAATTGAAAAAGATGCAAGCGACAAAATAGGTCAACGCATGGCACTTGATGCTTTTGAAAGCTTGCGCAATTCTAAAAACCCAACAAAAGATGCTATTTTTAACGCACGTCAAAAAATGTCCGTATTGGGTGATGACACTATCAACAAAGAGCTTGAATCTTTGTATTCTGAAAGATTAGAATTAGATAAAATTCTAAACGACAAAAAGGTTTCGAAAACACGCAAAAACACTGCTCAAAAATTATTTGATCAAAAATTTAATAATTTTATCGCAATGATAAACCAAGATGCGTTTGATGTTTTATTTAAACAAACAAAAGATGTCAACTTACAATCTGAAACAAAACGTCAAAAAAGAGCACATACTGCTTACTGGGAGCCACAAAAGTTAGATACGGAAATTGACGACATTAATAAAAATGTTGTTGTTTCAGAGAAAGAACAGTCTAAAATTCAATCAAAGATTGACGAAACTAACAAACAACTTGAAAAAAACAAAGCAAATCAAGCAAAAGAAATTACAAAAATTTCTAATATTTTCAAAGAAGTTAAAAGCACATTGCACAAGGAAGCCGAAGATTATGTTAAACTATTGCAAACCTTAGATCCAAAAAACGAAGGTTATGAAACAGCATTAGCAAAACTACAACAAACTATAGGGGCTATACAAAGTACGCAATCTGTTTTTGAAAAGTTTAAAAAATCAACTGGTAAAACTAGAAGTAAATTGTTCAGCAAAAATGAAACAAAAGCCATTGACAGTTGGACAGCACAATTTGTTACAGACAAACCAGATGTTTTAAGCGACACTCAAGGATTGTTGGTAGATAGAGAAAATGATTTAAATGCCGCAAAAACAGAACGATTAAACACAGAAAATGCATTAAAAGATGCTACAAATAAGCAAAACACATTAAGTGTTGCTGAAAAAGAAATTGCGTTTGCAAAAGAATATAATCGTTTATTGGCCGAGGAAGAACAACATCTTGCCAACATTGCTAAGTTAAAAAAGCAAGGTGCAACCCAAGATGATATTCGTGCAGAACAAGAAGCACTTAATGCTACACGAGAAGAACTTAATAATTTTCTTGCTAACAACAAAAATAATGATAGACATTTGTATGCACTAGATGAGGCTAAAGAATATACATTACAAATATATAAAGCCAACAAGCAATATTATGCCGCGGAAAAAGAACTAAATAAAATCAAAAAAGAAGAAGCGGATTTAAACAAATATCCTTTGTTTACACAGGGTGCTGGGCGTTACGAGTTAGACGATTATAAAACCGAGTTAGCAAACAAGCGTGCGAAGGAATTCGAGGATGCCGAATACGCTCGACTACGTGAAAAATGGGGCGGTAAGCGTAGACGTGATATATCTGATGAAGATTTGGCCGCATATGATGCAGATTACAAACAGCTCGATGAGGACGTTAGGGCGGAACGTAAGCGATATAAAGATTCGTTAAAGGCAGTTACCATTGATGGTATTACGCAACTTGCAACCATAACCACTAAAACTGTTAATGGTGTTACCGAAGAAGTTGTTGATGAGGTTATCGATAAGAATTTAAAAACCACATTAGCTAAACGCTTAAGAATAGATAGTCGAAAAGAAAACGCACAAAACATTTATGATTCTCGTAAAGATACCGTTAAAGGTCTTGAACGAGAAAAAGAAAAGGCAATGCGATACGGACAAGTTACCGACGAAGAGGTTGAAAACGATAGTCTTGTTCGAAAACAAAAAGAATATATTGATAAACTCTTTAAGCTTCAAGAAAAAGAGAAACAATTGGTAGCACAATATGATAGATTAGATAACGAAACAAAATTATATCGTGACAAAAAGAAAAACCAAATGAGTCCCGAAGAGACTGAAAAGGTTAAAAACTTTAAAGACACAGCTAAAGAACTTGAGAGGGTTCAAGAGCAAATAGATGATTATACAACTCGTGTTGAAAACTACACAGCGGTTATTAATCAAAAACCAGAATACACAAAACAAGAAAAGGATGCTACCGTTGAGTTAAGCAAAGCAACTGAAAAACTTACTCATGATAAAGCAGAACTAGCTAAAGTTCAAACCGAAATTACCGAGTTAGAAGAAAAATACAATGCAATTGCTGACGGTACTCCTGAAAAAGAAGCGGCTTTAGCTGAGTTAGAAAGAAAAAGAAATTACCGAGATTCATTAAACAGTAGAATTGACAAAGGTCGTTTAAGTGCAACTTATTGGGCTGGACAAACTGGTAAAACAGAAACTCAACCTGAAACTTCTACGCCTACAACAACATCAACCGAAACCACAACTATTAAGGGTGGTTTGTTTGGTGCCCTTGCTGATAGTATTATAAACGGCGTTCGTGAAGGATTTAGTAGTGTAAGTTTAGACCCAAATCAGTCTGGCATTGCTACGGAAATTACACTTCGTGCAATATTTGATTTACTTAGTGGTGGTGGTGCTTACGGTGAAGAACTTGATAGAAAGCACGCCGCTTGGCAGGCCGGACATCCTATGGTGCAACAACCTTCTAGGTCTACTGAAATTTCTAGCGAGGAAGAAAAACAAGAAGAAAAACCTAAAAAAATAAGTAAAACTCAACAGCAAATGGCGAGATTATCCGAAGAAGGCCAAAAGGTTTGGAAGGATATTACCGATGCTGCTAAGAAAACAAAAGAAGAAATTGAGGGTTTAAAGAAATCGACACTAACCAATAAGATGTCAAAGTTAGCGCAAGAGGTTTCTACCGAAAGTGATACTGCTACAAAACTAAGGAAACAAGCGCAGTTAACCGAAATGTTCTATGCTTACAAAGGCAAGGATGGTAATTTTGACGATGCTGTTAAAAAGGTAACTGCTTTAAAAGCATTCCAAGGTATAACTGATTTTGAAAAGATGCTACTAAGAGACTACAAAGCTCGTGGTGACGCACTTATTAAAGCAGGTTATGGTATTGGTGAGAAGAGTGGTAACTTAGGTAGAGAGACAAATCCCAAAGCAGATTATAAGGTTGCCGTTGATATTGTTTCACAAGCTCTTAGGGAAGCAGGTTACAATGGAAACATTAAGAACCCAGAAAAACTTGCAGCGATATGGAGTAAAATAGATAACGAAACAGTTCGTAATGCTGGTAACTATTTGGCTAAAGGTCAAAAAGACGGTATCGAAACAGTGAAAGGTAAAGCATTGCTTGATGCAATGTTGAAACTAAAAGATGTTGCAATTAAATTACAGCAATCTAAGACTGAAACTATTAGTGGAAAGACTGGCGTAAGTGATGAAGTTAAAGCTCAAATATTAGCTTTATTACCAGATATTAAAGCAGAAATTGCCGAAATAAAAGCAGAGATGTCTGAAACTGGTAGCAATCCAGAAAAAGAAAGTAGGTTAGCAAGTTTAACACAAAAAGAAAATCAAATTACGCAACTATTAGGTCAAAAAGCCGAAGAACAATCGGCCGTAGATGAAGTCGAAGACGAAGTTCAGACACCACAAACTACCACAGCACAAGGCGGCTTGCCTGCTTGGATTCAAGGCATAACAAGTGCAGTGCAAGGGTTAGACACTGGTACTCTTGCTAGTATGTTAGGAGTGCAAAAAGAAATTCTTGAGGGTGTTAATATTATCTCTCGTCGTAATTCAGCTGGTAGACCCAATGGTGCTACGGATTTATATGAAGATTTCCGTAGAATGCTTGAAAGCGATAAGTGGGAAGGCAGAGAACGTGCTAGGTATATGGACTACCAAACTGGTGCGATATCTAATCATATTACTGGAACCGTCACAGAGTTAACTGGCGAAGCACTTGATAGATTGTATTCAAATTACACTAAAAGTATGACAATTAATACCCAATTGCATTCACATGCTGGGTTTAATGAACCATATTTTTCATCTAAAGATCTATCAACTTTTGTAGATTCTAAAAAGAACAAAGGTATTAGTAAGCAAATTTTAATGTCTGATAAAAACATTACATTGCTTGATTTGTCTGAAGTTGCAGACACTAAATTGCAAGAGCTTGTTAATACTCTTACAAATACAGAAAACGACTTTGATAAACTTGGCGAAGTTGCTAAAAAGTATGGAGCACGCTATGAGACATTGGCGTTTAACGATTTTGAAAAAGATATTACACCACAAAAGCTTACAAAATTTTTAGGCATCAAGGGTGTCGAATCTAAGCTTAACGCAACCGAAACCAAGGATGCTGCTATTCAAGGCGTGGCTGAAGAAGCCGCAAAAGAAGCAGCACATGTAGTACAAAAATCAAGTGGTGCAGCAATCAAGACAACATTTGAGCGTGCTGGTCTTGAAATGCTTAAACACATTGAACAGACTGATGCAAAAGGTAATAAAACTTGGACTACTGATGCTAGTAATAGATATCAAAAACATATTGGTGCTACTTATAAAGATATTGCTGAACAAAATTTAGGCAATGTTTTTGGAAAAGGAACGGACGCACAAAAAGCATTAGTTGAATACGAAAATCATTATACAACGCTTAATGAACTTGTTAGACAGTTTAAAACTGCTGATGAAAGTAGTAAGGTTGGAATTCAAACACAAATCAATGAGTTAATTCCTACCTTTGATAAGGCAGAAAAGAAATTGCTCGGTTTAATTGCTCGTAAGGATAAGTTCTTAGGCGACGACCAAGCACTTGATACAACCTTTGGAGCAAAAGAACTTACAAGTCCTCGTAAAAATCTTGAGAAACTTGCTCGTCAAATGTATGGTGGTAATGTTAACCCTGGTGGAAATGTAGCGTTTGGTGGCTATAAGCGTGGCCAAGGAAGTGGACAGTTATTCGTTGATGTACTTGACGGACAAACTAAAACTATTAAAACACATGTATTAGAAGTTGATAAAGCAACTGGTAAAGTTAAAGAATATACTCTTGCTGAAAGTGCACTTAGTAACGCATTCCAAAATGTTAACAAGGCAATGAAGCAAAATGTTAACGTGCTTGCCGATATTGCTATTGGTGATGGTCCTAAAAAACAAGCTGAATGGATGGCAAATGCTAGCTCACCACTTTTAGATGCTTATAAAAACACATTCAGTGAAATGCAAAATTATACAGCACAACTTTTAAATAGTGGCAAAGCACCTTCTCAACAACAACTTGATTACTTGATGCAATTATCCGAAAGGGTAATGGTGCTCGGCAAAGAGTTACAGAAAACTTCTGGTGAGTTCAAAAACCTTTGGGACGCAAACCCTGATAACATAATCGGAATAGACTTCCATGAGGGTGATACTGCAAGAAGTGCTATGGAACGCTATGCGGAAATGAATGCTAAGGCAAACACTTCTAAATACGAATTTACAAGCTTTGATAATGACACACTTAAGTACAAGTTAACCAATGTTAAAGGTGAAGTTCATAATGTTACATTAGAATGGAATGAATTGTATGAAAAAGTTAGAGTTGTTTCGGACAAATCTGTTGGGGCACTCGATCCGTTGGTTGCTAAAATCGAACATTATAAACAAACGGTTGCTGACGCTAAAGCTAACGATTATTTGTTAGACACAGATGATGCTGAATTTAATGATGCACTTAAAGAAGTTGAAGAGTTACAGGAACAAGTTAAAGAAGGTACGAAAGACTATAAAGATCTTGAAGAAGCTCGTAGAAAGGCTATTAAAGTAGGCTCTAAGACCGAAAAGTTAGCAAAGGATAACGAGAAAAAATATGCTGGTACTAACGAGTTAAGAAGTGCTGAAAGACAGAATACTAAAATTCTTGGCACTTTACCTGACACATTTGACAAAGAAAAATCTAAGCAATTTCAAGCATATCAAGCAGCTTACAACCAACTTATTGACAAACATAAAGAGTATGTTGATAATAACAAAATGGCGGGTGTTGACGAACAAAAAGATCTCCAACAACGAGCAGCGTTGGTGCAAAAACTTGGAAAACAATTCTTAGCATCTGCTAATGAAGCTGAAGAGCTAAAACAGAGAGTTGAGAGTTCGGGTTCATTTATAAACAAGCATGGAAAAGAAACAAAACTTGGTGGCACCAAGGAAGTTTCAACAGAAGGACTTAAGAATCTTAATATCCTCATGCGCGAGTATGCTAAAGAGGTGCTTGGCGCCGAATTGGCACATGCTAAATTTAATCCTACAACTCGACAGTTAACTGGTGAAATTAGGCAAAACAATAAAGTTGTTAGCGACATGGTGGTTAAATATAATGAGGCCACTGGACAGATGTATTTATTCCAAAAACAAGAAAGAGAATCACTTTCTGGATGGCCGGGATTAATACATGGGTTTAAGGAAAAGTCAAAAGCAATTGTGCAATACCTTGCAAGTATGACCTCTATTTACAGAATATTTGGTATGATACGACAAGGTATCACTTATATAAAAGAAATTGACGCAGCACTTACCGAGTTGCGTAAAGTAACAGATGAAACAGAAGAAACTTATAATAAGTTTTTAGAGACTGCAAGTGAAACCGCATTTAGACTTGGTAGTACATTAGTTGAAGTAACTAATGCTACGGCAGAGTTTGCAAAACTTGGGTACTCTATGGAAATGGCTGCTGAAATGGGCGAAGCGGCGTTAGTTTATGCCAACGTTGGTGACGGCATTGGTAGCGCACAAGAAGCGGCTGATAGTATTATTTCAACATTAAAAGGTTTCAAGCTTGAAGCCGAAGATGCAATGTTGATTGTTGATAAATTTAACGAAGTGGGTAAATTGTTGCCCTTAGATAACTATATAGGTTAAAAGCCAGGGATGGTTGAGACCTAGGAAAGACTTGATATTCATAACAAAACAAAACAATCAAAATAATAGGAGGTGAGAGTATGGTATTTCAAAATTTAGTAGGACAAAAATTTGGTTTATTAACCGTGCAATATAGGGTTGATGATTATATAAAACCAGACGGAAGAAGGGTGTCTAGATGGCATTGCGTTTGCGAGTGTGGTGGACAGAAAGACGCGACAATGGAATATTTAAAAAGAAATAAATTACCACCATCGTGTGGCTGTTTAACACATAAAAATAGAGTAGAGAAAAACAGAGAAAGTTTTCTTGGTCAAAAATTTGGAATGTTAACTATTATCGAAGAAAATTTTGATACTCATCTAACCACAGCAACGTGTTTGTGTGATTGTGGTAAAACAATTATAACCACCAGAGCAGACGTGGTTAGTGGACATACTCAATCATGTGGTTGCCTGCAAAAACAAAGAGCGTCTGAGGCAAATACCAAAGATTGGATTGGATGTGTATCAGATTATGGTGTTAAATTTTTAAATCGTGCATATCTCAATAGTGAAAATCAGTGGTTGTGGAAATGTAAATGTGGTATTTGTGGTGGTGAATTTATTGCTTTGCCTGCCAAAGTTAATAATGGTCATATTACTTCGTGTGGCTGTGCTATACAGTCGGCAGGAGAACGATATGTCGCGTCATTATTAGATGGAATGGCGGTGTCATATGATAAACAATATAGTTTTTCTGATTGCAAACATAAACAGGTTTTGAGATATGATTTTGCTGTTTTCAATAATAATAAAATATTATATTTAATCGAATATAATGGTAAACAGCATTATGAACCAATTGAATTTTTTGGCGGGAAACAAGGGTTTAAAAATACTGTAACTAGAGATGTAATCAAACAAGAATATTGTGATACACACCATATTCCACTTTTAATTCTACCATATACATTAACCAACGAAGAAATTAAGCAGAAAATTTATGAATATCATTTATCCTTAACGACTGCAGGATGTGCATAGTAATATGCATATTGAAGTTATCCTTGCATATGCAAGTAATATACAGTCTGAACTCGTAATATAATCTCTATATAAAATACGAGAGATAGGCCGAAAGACCTATCCGCCACAATATGTGGTCAGTAGTGAATTCACGAAAGTAACAGTTCGAACGACTTCGCCATTACTTCAAAGGGTATTGGCGATGCATTAATGAAATCAGCATCAGCGTTGAGTGTTGCCGGTAACACGATTGATGAATCGGTTGCGTTAATTACGGCAGCAAACGAGGTGGTAAATTAGTGCCACGTGATTATGGTAACATAGTCACTAGTAGATAACTATATAAGTCAAAGGGTGTGGTTCACCAGAGACTTAGGAAAGACTAACAAATTATTATGCATAGTAATTTATTTTTATCCTCAGAGACTGCGGGAGGTTAATGGTAACATTAATCTTGAAGTTATCCAACCTATTTTATTAGGTTGTAATATACAGTCCAAACTCACGCAATAAACCATTTATATGAAACGTGAGAGATAGCCAGAAATGACTATCCGCCATAGAAATATGGTCAGTAGGTGTGGGAACCGAAAGTAATAGATTGACAAGACCCCGATTCTGTTGGAACGGCGCTCAAGACGCTAACACTTCGCATTAGAGGTGCAAAAACAGAATTACAAGAAGCTGATCTCGATGTTGAAAATATGGCTAACACCGTATCTTCACTTCAACAAAAAATACTTGGCTTAACAGCAGGCCGAGTAGACATTATGGCTTCGAATGACGAATTCAAGTCAACTACACAAATCCTTAGAGAGCTCGCTGCCGTATGGGATACCATGACGGATATCCAACAAGCCGCGTCTCTTGAAGCTCTTGGAGGAAAGAGACAGGCAAATATTCTTGCCTCTATTATAACTAACTTCAGCACAGTTGAAGATGTTATAGCAACATCACAAGGTAGTGCTGGTAGTGCGCTTGAAGAAAACGAAAAACGTTTAGATTCCTTCCAAGGTCGTCTAAACCAACTTACAAGTACTATTCAAACAAAATGGTCAGAAGCGCTTGATACAGAGTTAATAAAAGACGCAATTCAACTACTTACCAAACTAGTTAACACATTAGATTTTAAAGACAGCGCGTTAATAGATTTACTCGATCTCTTAATGAAAGGTTTATCTGGTCTTATGGACTTCTTCGGTGACAACAACCTTGGTTATACTCTTATAGCTTTCTTCTCAGCTAGATCTTTAAATAAAAATGGAATATTAGATTTCTTTACAAAAATTAAAGATACTGGTGAGGAAACTATCGAAAGTTTAACTACTGATATATCTAATTTAAGAGCAGAAAACGAGAAGTTGGTTAAGAAAGGCAAACGTTCTGGTGTTGTTGGTAAAACAAAAGCTAACCAACAGATAGCTTTAAACAACGAAGAGATTAAACAAAAAGAAGCGAAGATTACAGAGCTTCAAACTCAAAAAACTAAAGAGAATACTGTGGCTAACGAGCAGAATGCACAATCTGTTCAACAAGTTGCTAATGCGGAAACTACAGAAAATATAGCCGCACAAAAAGATATAGCTACTACTCAAACCGACAATGTGGTAACTGACCAAAATACGATTAGCAATCAGCAAAATGCAACATCTAATCAACAGGCTGCAATTGCGGAAAGCACAGATACAGCTGCTACACAAGCTAATATTAATGCAACTCAGGCTGATACCGTAGTAACTCAACAGAATACAATAGCTAACCAAACAAATGCTAATTCAAATGTAAAAGTTGGTAAGTCTGCAAAGTTAGCTGGCAGTGGGTTTAAATCTATGGCTGCGGGTATGCTTAAAACCATTGGTATAACATTGGTCTTACAGGGTGCGTTTAGTTTAATAGATGCTATTACAAAAACAATAAAAGAATCTACAGAAGATACAATGGACACCTATGAGGAATTGCATGAACATTTTGATGTAATGAGTTCCGATCTTTCCGAACAAAAATCCGAGCTACAAAGTCTTGAATCTGAATTTGATACCATTCAAGAACAAATTCGTGACATTCAAAAACTTGGTTCCTTATCGTTTACTAAACAAGAGGAATTAAATAATCTCCAAAAGCAAAGTGCTGAGCTCGAGCGTCAAATTGAGATGCAAAAAATCATCACTCAAAATCAACAGTTAAAAACCAATACTGCCGCTTTAGATGCGGCGACTGCTTATTTGGGTGAATCTGCCGAAACAGATAAGGCAAGAGCCGAATTCATAGAAGAGGAAACAGAAAAAACAACTCGTTGGACTGATAGTATTGGTGATGTGTTAATGGGTGCCGGTGCTGTTATGGCTATGATTCCTACAATTGGATGGGTAGCAGGTGCAATTACAGCGGGCGTTGGTGCATTAACAAAATTTGGTGGTAAGCTGATAGCAGAAAATTCAGCCGAAAACAAATATGACGCACAACAAACCAACAAGCAAACTATCGATAATTACGAAACTAAAAGAAAAGAATTGCAAGCCGAAATGGATAAGGCATATGCCGAAGGTAATACTGAAAAGTGGAAAGAAGCTCAACAGAAGCTTAATGACTACGAAGGTATGGTTGCTGAAAACATGGGCCAAATCCAAGAATATATTTCTAGTGTCGATTATAGTACGCTTACAGAGCAAGAAAAGGCACGATATGAAGAGTTAAATCGTATTTTAAATAAATATTCTCTCGCAAACGGTGGCTCTATTACAAATGCCGTTGGTAGCATTCTTGATTATGATAAGTTTGAACAAACTGGCTATCAAATGGATGCTATTCAAAATCAGCTCAAAAATGGTGACATTACTTCTGAACAGGCAACACAACAAATTAGAGAGCTACTTAACGCTTCACCTTTATTACGCGAGGAATTAACAAATCTTGGTCTTGACATAGAAGAACAAGTTATCCCTTCATTTGTACAACTTGGCGAAGCAATGAGAGAAAATGCATCGCTAATGGATTCTCTCGATAAAATTTCAGCAGTTACAAGTGCCTTTGATGACCTCGGAAATGCTGTACAAGAATTCCGCACAGAAGGTAGAGCATCTACTGGAACGCTTGAAAGCTTAAATGAAAAATTCGGTGAAATTGATGGTTTTGAAGAGCTTTATAAAGTTTTAGCAACCGGCGAAGGTGATCTTGAAGGTGCTATCACTAATGTCGCAAACGCTTATGTAGGACAAATTCAAGCATTAAGTGGCTTAACTGACGAAGAGATTGAAATTATGAAATCTCGTCTTGCCGCAATTGGTGTATTAAATGCCGATGAAGTTATTATGGCAAGACAGAAGGGACAACAAATGCTTGAAGACGCTGGTCTTACTTATGGTATTGATTTACAAAACTATGGTACCACCGAACAAGCAAAGGTTGCCATTGCCACGGCTGCTGGTCTTAACATTGCCGATATTGGTGATGATGAAATTGAAACAATGGCTAAACAGTATGGCGTAGACCTTACTAATTATGCTACCAAAGAAGAACAGAAAATTGCTATCGCACAAGCTCGTGCAAAAGCGACCGCCGAAATTGATAAAGCTGAGTTAAAAAAGAAATACGATAACAAAGAAATCGACTATTCCGAATACATGACTGGTGTTGAAAAGATAGATAGTTCTATTAATTTTTCAACTAACAAAGATGAAATTTGGAACATTGTCAATAATGCGTTTAAAGATTTTACATTCGATTTCAATGGTCAAATTGGCATTGGTTCAGACTTTGATGAAAAAACTGGTATGTCTGATGAGCAATCTAAGGCTTGGGAAGAACTTCTTAAAAAATATCAACGTGAGCTTGATTTCCTTGCTCACCAAAAAGACCTTATTCAAGCTGAAATAGATGAGGCTGAAGCTAAAGGTTTTATTGCTTCTGAAAAATATTATGAAGACTTAATTGCGCTCGAAAAAGATGAGCAAGCAGTTCTTATTGCAAAACAAAAGGCAATGCAAGACTTCTATAATGCAAACTCAGCAAGTATGTCAGCCGACCAAATTGATGAGTGGAACTCTGAAATGCGTGAAACAGCACTTGCTATACAAGAAGCTGAAAACAATATGATTGAGTTCGGTAACACAATCGAAGACGTCAAGTGGGAGTATTTTGAAAACGTACGAGAAGACATTGATGCCATAAACGAAGAAATAGAATTTATGCACAGTCTACTCGAAGATGCACCTGTTGCTGACGAAAATGGCAATTGGTCAAATGAAGCACTTACACGACTTGGGTTGTATACTCAACAAATGGAAGAAGCGGCATATAGCGCACAAGATTATCAACAGAAGATTGATGAATTAAACGAATCTACAACGGATGAAGAAAAGAATTCAGATAGATACCGTGATAAGCTTGCGGAATTAGTTGATGGACAACGTGAGGCTATTAACTCATATGAAGATGCCAAAGATGGTATTGTTGAGCTTAATGAAGCTCGTATTGAAGCAATAAAAGAAGGCATTGAAAAAGAAATAGAGGCCATGAACGACCTATTGGATGTTAAGCGCGAAGAGCTTGATGCCGAAAGGGATTTATATGACTTTAAAAAGAACATAGAAGAACAAAATAAGAGTATTGCCGATACTGAGCGTAAGCTTGCTGCACTATCTGGTTCAACGGCCGCTGAAGATATTGCCGAACGCAAACGTCTCGAAGCTGAATTGCGTAAACAACAAGGCGATTTAGATGACACATACTATGATCACTCAATGACAGCTCAACAAAATGCACTTGACGAAGAAGGTCGTTATTTTGAAGAAGCTCAACAACGTCGTATAGAGTCACTTGAAGCTATGCTCGAAAACACCGAAGAGCTTATCGTTAATTCAATGATGGATGTTATGCTTAACGCTGACACGGTTCATAATACACTAAATGAACAAGCAAACACATACGGTGTAACACTTTCTAAAGAACTCACTCAACCTTGGCTTGATGCTTCTGCACAGGCTATAAAATGGCGTGATGAACTCAAGAAAGATATGACTGAAGGCGAATGGGCAACAATGATTGGTGAAGGTGGTGCGATTACTGCGTTCTCTAATGGCGTTGCTACAAAACTTGGTGGCTCTTGGGATACAGCAAAAACCAAAGCCAAAGCATATTCTGATTTCCTAACTGGCACAGAGCTTAAAAATAATTTATCTGGAGCCGTTACTACATTTACAACTTATCTTCAAAAGATTGTTGATAAATGGGATGAAATTCGTAAAGCTGCAAATGCCGCTGTATCAGTTACGCCTACTGTTCCTAGCGGTGGTTATACTGGCGGTGGTTCTGGTGACAATCCAACCCCATCTCCAAGTCCTACGACTCCCAAAAAAGAAACTCCGAAAGCTAAATCGATGCACGCAGATGGACAATTATATGCAAGAACGGTTGTACCTACAAGTCTTACTTCAACACATAAAACTGTTGGTGGTGTAACATATGTACCAATTCCAGGTACTGATTATTATGTTAAAAAGAGTGATGCGCCATTTGGTAGTGCACCTTACGGCACAAAGAAATATAAGTATTATGCTAAGGGTAGTTTAGGCGTAGATAAAGACCAATGGGCTATCACAGATGAGTATGGCCCAGAACTTATGCTTGTTCCAGATGGTACGGGTAAATTGAGTTACTTAAAAGCGGGTACGGGTATCGTGCCAGCCGATATGACACAAAAACTCTTCGAACTTGCTCAAATCCCAACGAGTGATTTGATGAGTAAGAACATGACCGCTATTGTGCCAAATATTACAAAGAACGAATTCAAGAACGAATTTAACTTTGATTCATTGGTACATGTGGACCATTGTGATCAAAATACTTTAAAAGATTTAGAAAAGATGGTTGATAACAAAATTAACCAATTTGGAAAACAAATGAACTATGCCTTAAAGGGTATTAAATAAAAGAACAACAATTAAATAATTTAGCACATTGGGGAGAGAAATCTCCCCTTTGGTGCTATAAAAATAAATATGAAAATTACATCTTTAATAGATGATTATATATAAATAAAGTAGTTTAAAAGGAGGCAACAAAATGATTGCGATAAAAAAATTGAAGGTAAATGGATACTCTTCAAATGATTTTCCTACATTTGATTTAATACTAGATTGCTCAGTGGGAGATTCGGACAACGGAACTATGTCAACTTATTTAACAAGGGAAGGGGTTGCTTCCGAAACATATGACGGTCGTAGGAAAAACATATCAAATTTAAAATACACGGAAGTGTTCTCACCCAAGGTGACAATTTTAAAGAAAGATTTTAAAGACTTCACAATGGACGAACAACGCCAAGTACTAAAATGGCTTACAGGAAGTGATAAAGTAACATTTTTTGACTTATATGACGACATTTATTCCGAAGCTCCCATCTACTGTATTTTGGGTTTTGTGAGTACGATCGAGACATATAAGATAGCCAACCAGAGGACAATAGGATATGTGGTTACCATAGAATCGGTTAGCCCTTTTGCCTATTCTCCAATCAACACATACCAACGCACAATAACAGAACCAACGACATTCATGGTTACTTGCGACAATGACGACACATCATATGTTTATCCTCGTGTCACAGTAAAACATAATGGCACGAGCGTAGAAATCAAAAACTCTACAACCAATACAACAACAGCCGTTCGTAATAGTGTTGCTGGTGAAACAGTAACAATAGACGGTGCAAACAAATTGATTTATTCTAGTCGTACCAATCGTACTTTTGGTCCAGATTTTGGCACAGATGATATCCACAACCAATGGGTTTGGTTACCACTTGCCGATGGTGACAATATGATTACTGTCACAGGAAACTGTGATTTGACGCTTGAATGGAGAGAAGTACGCAAAATTGGAGAATTCTGAGATATAAACAAGGAGTAGTTTTATGAAAATAATAATATTAAAGGAGGTGTAAACTATGAGACTTACAATTCCTAAAGATCATTTCGATAACCCTAAGCAACCTCGTTTGTTTTTATGCAACACTGGTAAAAAACGTCTTGGTGAATTGCAAGCCACAGATGTTACACTAGACGGAAAGTGGAATTCTTACTCGACACTTAACTTAACGGTAGATTCTACTTACACAGATTTAATTACAGGGGAAACAAAACGCCACCCGTTGTTTGATAAACTTGAGGGTTTACGTAATATTGAAGTTGAGGGTGGTTATGGATACTTTACAATTCAAGACCCAGATAACAGTATTGGAGACAAAGAAAGCAAAACGATATCGGCGTTTAGTGCAGAATATGGGCTTGGAACCAAATTTTTAGTAGGGTTTAAAATTAATAAAGGTGAAGTTGATAGTGTTGAAGTAATGTATAATTCAGATAAGTTTGGTGAAGATTATGATGTTACAAACCAATACACATTAGCTCAATCCGGAGAATATGATGCTTACACAAAATATTACGCAAAAGAATATACGGATACAGATTCTTACACATACGAAAGAGTTCAGGTTGTAGACGAAGATGATTACGAGTTACATTTTAATGATAGAGATAAATCTTATCAGCCACTTTATGTGACAGTATACAAAAATGTTCAATTTTATAATAAAAATACCCCAGAGCTATCGTTGTTACATTTAATACTTGAGAAGGCACCAGAATGGTCTATTGATGATAGTAAAATGACAACAAAGCTTATGACTAGTGAGAGAAGTTTTGATATTTCAAGAGAAAGCATTTATAACTTCCTTGTGAACGATGTAACAGAAAAATTCAATGTCATCATTGAGTTTGATAACATTACCAACACAATCATTCCTTATGAAGCAACAGAGGATGGTTTGACCGAAGATGGTACTATTGATCAAGAGTGGGGTAGTGATGTATTCATCTCTAAAGACAACTTAGCACAAGAAATATCGATCCGATATTCTGTTGACGATATTGTCACTAAACTTCAAGTTTCTGGTGCCGACGACCTATCCTTCCGTGAAGTAAACCTTGGTTCAAACTATATTATGAATCTTGATTATTACCACAACCTTAATTGGATGGATGTGGATATCTACGAAGCGTACCAACGCTATCTTGATGCCGTGGCACTTTATGGTCCAAAATATGAAGCTGAAATGCAAAAGTGGGTTGCGGCGTATAACACTTGGAACGATATGATGAATGCTGTTCCAGTTGAGGGCAATGTAGTTTTAGTAGGAGATGAGTTTAAGAAACTTTACTGTACATACACGCCTTGGGATACTGCGTACATAAATCCAGGTATTACATTGAGTAGTTCTAATATAAATCAATATCAAACCTTTGATAATTTGTATTCAACTAAAAAAGAAACATATACCAACACAGATTATATCGATAAAACAGAACTATCTAATGGAACCATGTTTTGTGTACAAGGCTACAAGTATGTTTATGATAAAGATAATAGTAACTTTGTATATCAAGGCAATTTCTTTGACATTAATAAAATTGCATTAATAAACAAATTAAATACCTACCATGTGAATGATGACCTTGATGGTACACAAACAGACAATATCTTACTTCGTCTTAAAAACGACAATGATGATGTGGCTACTGTTCGTATTTACGATCCACATAAAGCTGTCACATCTTGGACTAGTATTCCGAATGAAGCTGTTATCTATAGAAGAGAATTACAACTTAATAATAAATGGAAATATTATGAGCTAGGTAGAAGAATAGATAATTCAACAGATATAAGAAATAAAATAACAGAAACACAATTTAATAACTTATTACAACAACACACAACACTTTATATAAGTGATTATATAGTGTCTTATACGATTTACAATGCCGAAGCTGGTATTAATGGGGCGGAAGTTAAACGTTCTCTTAATGATTGGTTACATGGGTATTTAACAATTGATAATGAAAACCCAGTGTATACAATGAGTCAGCTGAAAGGTTATAAAATATCTTACATTGGTGTTATGGGCTCATATCTTTGTTTAGCGAAACAAGAAATACAAAACATCGGTAATGGTACATATGTGCCAACAGAGTATTTACGTTCTTATGGTGTTAAGTTGTTAGAAGAAAAACACAAAGTGTACACAACCATATTCCAAACACAAACCGAAGCGTTATTTTCAAAAGAAAAGTATCAATGTGTTGTATCTGACGACCAACCTTTGGGTGAATTTCCTAACGGCACTCGCTGGTTAGATTCTAACTCAACGCCAGCACAATTATATTCATATGTTTGGGATGATAGTACAAGTAAAGGATACTGGCAAAAAATAGATGGAACATTATCTCCCGAAGATAAGGGTGGGTACGAAGATTACGAACGCTATCTCGATAATTTCAATAAACTCAAGGCGGTACAAACTGTACTTGCTGAAAAGAGTCGTGAAGCAAACTACTCACTTAATGGACACGCTGTTCCTAACCTT